GCCCCCGATAATAAATAGATCAGTAGAAATCATCACGATTTGTTTAAAATCATAATGTGCTGAAAATAAATGAAATGAACTAAATAGAAACGAAGCGAAATATTGTTAGTAGTCCCTCCGGGGTCACTTATCGCACGTATTTTAGGGGCTTTACGCCAGGTTAACCCCCAAAACAACCCCCAAGCGGGGGTAATGCAAAAACAAATAAGGAGCTTATCGGCTCCTTATTTTTTGTTTAAATACTTTATGTATTCTTTTACCCCTCAGATTTAGATTTTTTCCAGATGCTTGATTTGGTAAAGTAAAACTTTATCCCAGCAATGTACTCGAAGTAGTTTTAAAGAAACAGTCTTCTCATAATATCAAGCCCCGACATCCGGGGCTTTTTTTATTTTAAGTTTATGATCTGGGAGAATTGTATGTTGTCAGGATTTAAAATATCAAGAAAAAGATCTTCTGGATCATCGGATGGATCCCATCGCCAAGTCCAAAATTCTTCACCATCTAAAGTAAAATAATCAATCCAAACTAATTCAGGATCGTCTACTTCCGTCCAAATAACATAATAATAACCATTTTCCCGCGGCCTTTCAGTAGTGAAAACTAAATCTATCATAAGTCCTAGTGTTTTTTTAAAAATCCAATTACAATTTCCTTTCCCTTTTCATCTTTCTTATAAATAGGTTCCAGGGTTTCCTGCTCATCTTCAATAATAAGATCAGATATTTTCACATCTAAAACCTTTGCGATCCTATCCAGGGTTTCAAGGGTAGGTTTTTTTAAATTATTAGTTATCGTACTACGGGTAACGCCTAATTCTCTGGCAAGTTTCACATTATTAAAACCCTTAAGGTCCATCAGTTCTTCAATTCTAAATTTCATATTTCATAATTATGAAACAAAAATAGTATATATATCAATTAAAGTTTTACATCAATAAAACATTTAACATATTTTAACATAAATTAATTTGTTTCATATACCTGAAACATTATATATTTGCTGTATCAGAAAAGTAAAACAAATAAATAAGACAAACGATATGAAAGCAATTACATTAACTCAGACACTCAATTATACACAAGTAAGACTAAACAACTGGTATGAAAATGCAAAAGAAGATTTCAATATTGACGGTTCTGCAGAAGTTTTTTTCAAACCAGAAAACGAGGCAATCATTATCACCTACACTGAAAATGGTGTTACTGGTCAATTTGAATTAAAATACTGGCAAGATCAGGCTATTGATTGGGTCTTCGGTGTATGGTCTGAAGAAGCAAACATTGAAAATGATAAAGTAGCTTAATATTAACCCTTAATAAATAATAAAGATCATGAATAGAAAATTAAACAAAATTAAAGCTCAAAACGAGGCACAGCAGAAGAAAACAGAAATATACTTAATGCAGGCGATTGCCCTCAGTAATTACTGCAATTTATTAAATCAGATTAACGAAGTGCCAAGGCTTGATCTGGTGCAGATGATTTCAAACTGCGAAGATCTAAGCAAGCTAATCGAGTCAAACAAAATGTTTTTAGACCAAATTAAAAAATCAGCGGGGTAATACCCGCTTTTGGTGGTAAAAAACAAAATTTTCGCAATATGAAAACCTCTTCAATATCTTTCAGAAAAACAGTAATGCTTAGAGCATATCACATAATGAACGAAACGGGTAAAGAGTGGGCAGATTGCCTGCGTAAGGCTTGGCAGCTGTACCGTATCAATAAAGAAATGCATCAGGGTGAAGTGACTTTTTATTTCGAGAAAAAAGACGGTGAAATAAGAAAGGCTACCGGCACGCTTAAGATCGATTATGAATTTAAGACCCAGAACCAGCCTAACCCGAAAGTATTCACTTACTTTGATATTGAAGCCGGCGCCTTCAGGTGTTTTAAGATCGAAAACTTTATAATGATCGAACCGGCCCGAACCCCAGAGAACAGAGCCGCTGCAGTTTTGAAGAAAACACCGGCCAAACTTATTAGAAAAAGATTTAAATTCGTAAAAACAAAATAATTATGATTACCATCGAAAAGAGAAAAATTGAAGTCTCTATACCCGAATTCAAAGAAGAGGTAAGAGAACTATGCAGGCTCATTAAAAGAAATAGTAAAAATACGATAGGTATTAATGAAAAGACGCTAAATAGTCATTTCAAAACAAAACTTACTACAACCGATTTTTATATTTTAACAGAGCAATTAGAATATAGATTATATTCAACAAGCAAAGGTAAATATTGGTCACTAGAATATATTCTTAAAGAAGATAAAGCATGAAAAACACCGCCCTACGCCGCCGTATGATCACTAAAGTAGTAAAACCCGCACAAATATACTCGATAGACGAAATAGAGCAAAAAAAGCCGCTTTACTTAGTCATGCAGTCGATCTGGTTTAATGCTATCGAAAACGGCTCGAAAACCGACGAATATCGCGACGGCACCGATTTCTATAAATCGAGGCTTTGCAACATCGACAAAAAGACCGGCCAGATCATCAGCTTTAAAAATTACCGCACCGTAATACTTCAAGAGGGTTATCACCCCGGCGCCCGGCGTATGGTGGTCGAAATAAAGGGCGTTACGCTGAAGCGTGACTTTACAATACATTTAGGCGAAATAATCGAAAGAATAAACTTTTAAAAACAAAAAAAAATTATGACCATTAAAATTAATGAATACGGCAAAAAGTATATTGATTATAAAAATGATTTATACTTTATCAGAATTGACCGAAATGATATTAAAATATTCGGTAATGAAGAAAATGACAAGCTTTTGATTTTAGACGATAAAAATATCTTAATATCAAAAGTAAAGGCCAAAAAAGGCTCATTAGACGAATATTTAAACAAGTCAAGAATTTAAAATACCGCTAAATATTATTGCGCATATAGCAAAATTTAACCACCCTATTTTATAGGGTGGTTTTTTCATGTAATAAAAACGGTTTTTAAAGCGTGAAATATTGAAATAGGCCAATGTGAGCAGGGTTTTATATTGCAATAAATCAGGTCGTTAAATATATTTGCCTTTGATGATTACCGATGAAATAAAGAACCGATATAAGGGCCGATCTATTTCGTGGCTAGAAGATCGGTTGCAAGACCTGATAAACGCCAAAATAAGACGGCGTGATAGCGTAAACGGGTATTTCATCTGTATTTCATGCCAAGAGCTGAAACCGGCAAAGCAGATGAATGCGGGGCATTACTACCCGAAAGAACCGCTTGCGTATCGGGCGGTGAAATTCGACCTCGATAACATTCACGGGCAATGTATCAGGTGCAACCGGCATTTAAGCGCGAATTTGATACCGTACCGGGCTAATTTACTGCAAAAGATTGGCGAGCGTCGGTTACTTCAGCTCGAGCAAAAAGCGGCATTATCTGGCTTTAAATACAGCCGTGATTTTTTAATTGAACAAATAGAAAAACTGAAATATGAACGAACGTAAAGAGCTGTATTTAATTCTTACTAAAGAGTGGTTTTTAAAAATTCTAAGCGGTGAAAAGAAAGAAGAATATCGTGATTTTACTGATCGTTACATTAAACGTCTTGCAGTCACAGACTCTAAAGGTGATTTAATTGATGTTCAAAAATATGATGTAATCAGATTTCAGTTAGGTTACTCAAAAAAGCAAATGATTGTAGAATGTAGAGGTATTCTAGTAGAAGCAGATAATAAAGACGATGAAGAGTTTACTACTGACAATTGCAATTTTGTAATAGAGCTGGGCGAAATCATCGAAAAAATAAATTGTGAAAGTCTCAATATATAAGTTTAACCAAAAAAAATGAAGCAATGAGAGAGCCTAAAAGTGGATCTAATCAGTCAAGAGCTGTAAGAGCTATCAATAATTCTGGTGGTTTTCCAATGAGAAGCCGCGTGAGAGTTGGAACCGTTAGAAGATAATGGATTTAGCAGCAACCCTAAACTGTATTAAAACTCTATCCGCAAAAGTGGATAGAGTTATTCTGTTTCATTCTGGTGCAGGAAAAGATAGCATTTGTCTTCTAAATATGTTGGCTCCACATTTCAAAGAAATTGTCTGTGTGTACATGTATATGGTTAAAGACCTGGAACATATCAACCGACATATCAATTGGGCTGAAAAGAAATATTCTAACTGTAGATTTATCCAGACACCACATTATGCATATTACAACAATAAGAAATTAGGAATGTACGGAACAGATTCTGTAAAGTATGCCGAATGGAACGTTGCTAAAATCAATGATAAAATAAAAGCAGAAACAGGAATTGAATGGGCGGTAATGGGATTTAAGAAAAACGATTCTTTAAACCGTAGATTGATGCTTAATACTTATCCTGATGAAATGACAAGTGATGCCGGGAAAAAGCTATACCCGCTTTCAAACTGGAACAATAAGCAGGTTTTAGCATACATTAGAAAGGAAAGGCTTATTGAACCAATCAATTACGGGCAGGCAAATAGAAGATCATCAGGAACAGACATTGAAGATATTGCTTTTCTGCTCTGGTGTAGGAAAAATTACCCAAATGATCTAAAAAAAGTAATTGCAGAATTTCCAGATTGCCAACGAATACTTTTCGAATACGATTATCAAACAAAACAATAAGCATGGATAATAAATTGAAGCAATCAGAAACGATCGTTCTGAAGCGTTCACAGATCAAACCTGCCGACTACAATCCCCGGAGCATCACCAACGAAGCAAGAAAAGCCCTGAAGAAAAACATAAAGGAAAATGGCATCATTGGGGGTATGGTTTGGAACAAGCAGACCGGCAACCTGGTATCAGGTCATCAGAAACTGAACATTGCCGATGAGGTGAACAAGTATGAAGCCGGGAATGACTACGAAATCAAAGTAGAGGTGATCGATGTGGGCCTGAAGAAAGAGAAGGAATTAAATGTTTTCTTCAACTCTAAAGCAGTTCAGGGCGAAATGGACTACAAGAAGCTCGCTCAGATTTTTCCGGATATTGATGCAGTACTTGCCGGGCTTGATGATGTGGATGTATCCATGATTGAAGTCGAGCTACCGCAGACAGATCATATCGAAATACCTTCATTCGAGCCTCAGGAAGAAAAGAAGATCAATGCAGAATACGAGAAGTCAATCTCACAAGAATTGAGCAACGCTAAGCATACCTCTGAAGCCAGCATACATCAAATGGAGCGTAAAGATGCCGAAGAATTGACGCCGGAGGAAAAAAAAGCAAAGATCAAAGAGATCAAGGAAAAGGTCAAGGAAAACGCCGTATTGCAAGGTGACCCATATTTTACCGTCAGCTTCTCAGATTATGATGCTAAAGCAATGTTTCTCGAATACCTGGGATTTGATCCGGAAGATAAATTCATCAAAGGCGAAGAACTTCAGGAAAAAATGGAAGAAGTGTATGCGGGTTGATAAGCAAGCAAGTACATGCAGCAAATTCATGTACACCACAGAGAGAGAAGCAAGCGACGTCATTCATAAATGCAAGCACGCAAGCAGCCGAAGCAAGATACCGAAACGGAAATATTACTGCAAAGAATGCGGTGGATGGCATGTAACAAGTCAAAAGAATAAATCAAAATTTCAATAGTTATGAACAATTTAAGCAAAGAACAGTTAAAAGAACTTTTAGAAACACAGGCACAAAAACACTGTAAAGAAGTGCTAGGAGAAGAGCAGTATAATGACGAGGAATTCGTATCAGCTAAAGATGCTATTGCCGACGACTTTAAAGCAGGAGCAATGTGGCTTTTCGATTACCTTAAGGAAAATTCACCAGAAGTATAAAATATGGCAACAAGAGGTAGAAAGACAAAATACGATCCGGATTTACATCCTAAACAAGCATTGAAGTATTCTTTGCTTGGATTGACAGATGTACAGATGGCAGGTGCCTTAGAAATAAATCCGGATACTCTCTACCAATGGCAGAAGAAATACCCAGATTTTTCCGAGTCCATAAAAAAGGGAAAAATCGAAGCTGACGCAAATGTGGTATCCACGCTCTACAAACGAGCACTAGGACATACCCAAAAACATAAGCAGGCATTTAAGCTAAAAAAGGTAGATGAGGAAAGCGGAAAGCTATACGATACAGTAGAAGTGCATGACGTTGAAGAATATTTCCCACCTGACATGATTGCAACAATATTCTGGCTTAAAAACCGTCAGCCGGAACATTGGAGAGACAAGAAGGAAGTGGAGATTGATGATAAGCGAAGTGTTAATCTGGATAGTCTTTCGGATTCCGCTCTTGATGAATTAGAAAATGCCTTAAAATCAAATGAGGAATGATAAAATTAAAGTTGCACAGATCACAACACAACTCTATGAAATTTACGTAGCTAAATTTAAAAGAGGAAATTTTGATTTTATAACTATTCATGAGGGCAAAAAGCACTTAAAGCAAGAGGAAGCGTTAAAAATTCTAACAGATAAGAATACCAGAGAATTTTTGTATGGTGGTGCAGCAGGCGGTGCTAAATCTTGGACAGGTGTTGCTTGGGTTTTGTTTTCATCTTTGGCTTATCCTGATACTAGGTGGTTTGTCGGACGGGAAAGCTTAAAAAGTCTTAGAGAATCGACATTAAAAACGTTTAGTAAAGTTTGTAAAGCGTACAATATTCCTAGAAGCGAACATAAGTACAACGGACAAGATAATTTTATTGAATTTAAGAACGGTTCTCGTATTGACTTATTGAAGTTACAATATTTACCAAGCGACGAACACTATGAGAGGTTCGGATCCCTTGAATACACAGGAGGATGGATTGAGGAAGGTGGAGAGGTAAATTTTGGGGCATTTGATACTTTAAAAACCAGGGTTGGGAGACAATTAAATGATGAGTTTAATCTGGTTCCAAAAATCTTTGTCACTTGTAACCCAAAGAAAAATTGGATGTACTCACATTTTTATAAGGCCTCAAATGAAAATCGGTTACTTCCTACACAGATATATTTACCAGCATTCGTGCAAGATAACCCGTTCATTGAAAGTTTTTACATAGAACAATTAAGAAGTACAACAGACAAGGCAAAAAAGGAAAGGCTTCTAAATGGAAATTGGGAATATGATGATAATCCGTATAAACTCTGCATCTATGATAAAATACTCGACCTGTTCCGGAATGACCACCTAGTAAATGAGAAGAAAAAGTATATCACAGCCGACGTTGCCCGGTTCGGATCCGATTTAGCGGTCATTGGTGTATGGGAAGATTGGGAATTGATCGAAGTACATGAGTTTGAAATCAGTAAGACAACGGAAATCCAGGCATGTATTAAAGCCCTGCAGCAAAAGCACGGGATTCCGAAAGATCAGTGTATCGCTGATGCCGATGGTGTAGGAGGTGGAGTAGTAGACAATCTGGATATCATAGGCTTTACAAACAATGGTAGGCCGTTCGATGAAGACCTGGGAGATGAGAAGGATACGCCGAAATATAAAAACGCGCAAACGCAGCTACTGGTTTATCTGGCAGAAAAGATAATCAATAAAAACAAAATGTACATATCTGCTGAACTTAGTACAAAACAGGAAGAAAGAATAAAAGAAGAACTCGACAGCATAGAGCAAGACCCTGAATATGACACAGTGACTTTGGTTACAAAAGCAGTAATAAAAGAAAATACAGGAAATTCGCCAGATTATCGAGATATGATCTTGTTACGAGGATATTTCGATTTTAATAAGCCAATAAGAAACAATTTGAACAGATTAGCATCAATGATATAATGGACGAAAAATTTAACAACCTCAACACCATCGGTGAAAAAATAGCATACCTTAAGGATAACGGTCTACAGCTTCCTAATATTGAGCAATTCAATAATGAATGGGATGAACACAAGCACCGTATAATGACCGATCTATATAATTATCCGGATAGGATTGTTGATTATGACTACATCGATGAATCAGGACAGAAAAAAGAGGGAAAGCGCATAGAGAAATTAAACCGTATCCCGCTTGCTTACCAAAAAGAGATCGTCACAATAGCAGTTACTTTTCTTTTCGGTAATCCGGTGAAGTATACTAACAATATTGAGGACTCAACCTTATATGACGCTTATCTGAAAATACTGGATAAGGAGAAAATTATATTTGTCGATAGAGAAATAGCAAAAAGCAACGGGAGATTCACTCAATGTGCAGAATTATGGTGGACAGATGAAGAGCCGAACAATTATTATGGTTTCCAATCACAATACCGTTTGAAAGTAACATTGCTTACACCAGATAAAAACAAGCTATACCCCTATTTTAATGATCAGGGTGACTTGATCGCGGTACTAAGGGAGTACGAAAAACGAATCAATGGCCAGAAAGTAAAATATTACGAAATCTACACCGCTGAACGTATTGCAATCCTTCGTGAGGCCAACGACGGGATCGAGCTTCTATCAGAGACAGCAAATCCAATCGGCAAAATTCCTATAGTTTGGTATTCATTTGATAATGTTGAGTGGTCAAGGGCGCAGAAAGCGATTGAAAGGCTTGAGGAAATCACAAGTGACACAGGAGAAGTTAATAAAAAATTCTCAGCACCTATTTTAGCTATTAGCGGTAAGGTTAATGGCAATTCATCAAAAAACACAGGAAAAGTTTTTGAGATGGAAAAAGATTCAAGCTTGGAATTTGTTCAGCCTCCAAATGCAAGTGAGAATTTAGCTGCAGAGAAAGAGAACCTAGAAACAATTCTCTACAAAATGACGAATTCCGTCAATATTTCACCTGAAGCACTCGAAGGCCTCGGAAATATGCTGGCCACTGAAAACGCTGCTTTTCTCTTCATGCTGCCACACCTGAAGGTGATGGATAAGATGAGCGTATATGTGCCGGCCCTGAAGCGCAGAATGTCGATAGTGAAATCATTTCTTCAATTAATGAATACGGGTTTCCGCAATAGTGATTTGGATGCTGAGCCGGTAATTACCCCATACATCATCAACAATGAAGCGAAATTCTATGAAATGCTGATGACCGTGAACGGAAATCAACCACTTTTCAGTCAGAAAACAACAATGGAACGGGCCGGGGTGAAGGACGTGGAACAGGAACTTGAAGAGATTAGCGCTGAAATGGAAAAGAAAGCAAGTAACGATTTAATATAAGCAAAATGAAAACAGATACAGTTATTGGTAAAGAGTACGACGGAGTATGACCCCAGACGAAAAGCACCTTCTACGGATAAACAAATACCTCAGCTCAGTAAATGGGCTGTATGACAATTTAGTGCGGGAAATAGCCTTACTGGTTGTAAACCTGAAGGTATCAGACAAGATGTTCCGGTGGAAGGATTATGGACGGATCACCAAGCAGGTGAATGAAGCTTTGATGACATATAATAATGGTCTGCTTTCCAGGATCAAAGTCTACACAGAATATGAATGGGATTTCGGAAATGCTAAAGTCAATGATCTGCTTGCCCAGAACCTCAACCAGGTAAAAAACAAGGTGCCGGCCGCTGCCTATGATGCACGTATGCGGAAAATCTCCACGCAGTCGGCTAATAAAAAAGCACTCGAAGCATTTCAAGAGCGAAAGAAGGGGAAATTCACCGTTTCCGAAAGAGTTTGGAATATCACAAAGCAGACTAAGGAAAACCTGGAAATTGCCGTGGGTGATGCGCTCAGTGAAGGTATGTCAGCGAAAGACCTTGCCCGAAAGATCAAACACAACCTCAACGAGCCCGATAAGCTGTTTCGCCGTGTGAGAGATAAGCACGGAAACCTGCAGCTCAGCAAAAACGCCCAGGCATACCATCCGGGCCAAGGCGTTTACCGGTCCGCTCATAAGAATGCCCTGCGATTAGCGGCCAATGAGATCAATACCGCATACAGAGAAGCCGAACAGATCCGCATCATGGGAAACAATGACATAGTAGGGCAGAAGATCAACCTAAGCCCTCAGCATACGGTTCCGGATATGTGCGACGAGCTGGCCGGATCCTACCCGAAGGATTTCAACTGGTCCAAATGGCATGTGTCATGTAAGTGTTTCCGGACTATGATCCTCAAATCACCGACTGAGCTAATCACCGAAATAAACAATGGGCAAAACCTATCCCCGGAAGCATCGGCAAACCATGTCGCTGAGGTGCCCCGGAATTTCTCTGCCTGGATTGCGGAAAACCGTGAAATGCTTGAAAGAAGGAAAAGTAAACCATATTTTATTCAAGAAAATACTAAATTTGTTAAATAAATAATCACAATAAAATATGGACAATTTAAATACAGAAAAGCGTGTAGAAAATTATGTTTATCTTATAAAGAAAAACTCAGAATTATTTGAAGGCAAAGATCATGTCAATACTTCTGAATTTAATGAAAAAGATGAACTGATTGCATTTATAATAATGTTTAAAATTCAAGGAGAAGAAGATAATTTTTATAATATTTACACAACTGAAAAAATCGCGCGATTACGCGATTTTTGTGGTAAGATTGTATTGATGTCTGAAATAGAAAACAATTCTGGTAAAATACCTATAATCTCTATTTAAAAGCATGATTTTTTAACTAAAGGAAATATGTAAAATAGTCTATATTTGCGCTGATCATTATGACGTCAGCAGAACACGCCGAATACGACCGCCTCACCGAAGGTATGGAAATGGACTTTATCGTCCTTACTGAATCTTTCATGGGGTACTGTGAAGAAATCATCTTCGGCCAAGACTATCCGGAAATAAAGTACTTCTGCTATCACCTGTACAATGATAATTATACATGCCGGATATTTCTCAGGCTTTCATGCCGAATTGAAAAGCTCTATAATAAAATAAATCCCGACCGATATCCGGAATTATCAAATGGTTTCGCAAACCTGCTTATTTATCTTAAAGAACCGATAGCCCGGGAAGCTGATCAGGACTACATAGCCGAAAATCACTCATACTGGCGCGGTGAAATCGTGAAGGATCCAGAGCTTGCTTATTCTGGAAGTTTTAGGAAGTATTTGTCTGCGTTATAAAAAAATCTTATTATTGTGAACTAACAAATAAAACTTTTAATTATGTTCATGACAGTTTTAACCGTTTTAGGAACTGCATATGTTAATATTAACAATATATGCACTATCGAAAAAGCAGGTAATGGTACTAGAATCAAAACAAATGATGGAAAAGAACTTCTTACTAAAGAAGAATTTGATGTAACAATTAGTAGATTAAAGAGAATTATTGACTAGTAAAAAAGCCTCAATTAAGAGGCTTTAACTTTTATAATTTCTGAGATTGTAATTGTTTTTCAATTTCCGTAGGTTCAAAAATTATGACGCTGTTTCGTAATAGTTTAGCTGGGAAAAACTTTAGAGATCCATCGTCACTCGTGGCGGTAAGAATGTCCCTTTCTTTTTTTAAACATTGTATTATTAAGTTTTTACAATTCTCAAAATCTGTCTCTGATACGCTTAGTATCTGCTCGCCAGTTACGTGTTTAATTTTAATAATTCTATCCATATATTAATTTTCCTTCAAAGTTAATTCTTTTCCGGTAAGCGCAAAATATAAATTTTGGAATTGGTGAACGTATTGTAATACTAATATTTCAGATCTCCCTGAAGATATAAGATACTCGTAATAGAAATGCTTATTATCATTATCGTATCTTATTTCTAAGATGCCATTCGACCAATAATTTTCAATCGTATTTATATAATCAAAATCCAGTAGCCATTCTTCTGTAAGGAGAATTCCGGCGATTTCGTCTAAATTGGGATTTTGACTTTCTGTATATGCAGAATGTTCTTTAATTACTGTTCCTAATTCAATAATCACGGATTTCTTTCCGATGGTTGTTATTATGCTGTGGCAGCCATTGTAATAAACATAGTTCCCTATTCTCAATTCTTTAGCGTCCATAATTCAAATTTAAGATTAAAAATCCCGACTTACTATTCTTCAGTCGGGAAAACACAATATATGAAAAAAAAGGTAAATCAGTTTTTTATGAAGTTTTCGATTTGCTCATAAAACCATTCTGTTAGGTACGCCTGGTGTTCATCATTGTAGAAGTCTGGTCGAAAACCTTTGTCAATGGATAGCAGGTTTACCAGATGAACCGATTCATGGGCTATTACTGAGCCATCAGGCGGACGATTGAAAGCTACAATATACTCTGTGCCCAAAGAGTCCGTTTCAGGCTTAAAAACGACGCCATCCATGTTCGGCAAGACTTCAATGCTGTACTTATCATTTACCGCTTTCCAGTCAGAGCAAAGGATCATCGTCAGCTCACCATGGTAGATCGGTATTTTAATCGTCTTCTCTTTCATCAGGTACCTCTTCAATAAGTTTCAATAAATTTGCTGCGTCTTCTGCAGATGCCGGCTGAGGTCGCTGCTTAAATACCAATCCGGATTTCGGAGACGCTCCGGTGATTGTCTTATCTGCGTGAACCGTAAGAGAATTCCAGATGTTTTCGTCCAGCTCTTTCTGATAGTTCGTGCAGAATGTCGTTCCATCGGCTTTACGAATGGTTTCTTTTTCGTAGCCTTGCTGTTCTAGGAAGTTGTAGAAATTAAAGTTGCTCATATTATAATTTAAAAAATTCTTTTTCAACACAAAATAGAACATGTTCTAAAGAATGTTCCATTTTGGTATTCATGCCTAAGATGGATTCTTTCTGTTTAATATAAAGCTCAGCATGATATTGTTTCAGTTCATCCAAAGAAGAAGTGTGCCAGCATTCATCACAAGTGGCAAAGCTCCCGCCGTTGCCACTTGTTTGAACAATTTTAGACTTAACCAAATTCCAAGGCTTACCACAGCATAGGCAATAAGAGTATTCGGGGTTTGCATCTCGTAGATGTTGGTTAGAATTGAATAGGACGCTTTTCATTTTAGTTAATTTTCGCTATTACTTTTGTTTTCGCAGCTTCCAGGGACTTAAATTTTATTTCCGGCGTACGGTAAATCAGTTCGTCGGTTCTGGTCCAGTTGGACTTTATTTCGTCTAAACTCATGACTATTATTGGGAATTAAGAATTAATTCTGTGTTGGTTAGGACATAAATGAAATTTTGTAATGAGTGAAGATCATAAATATCCGCAATTCCGTCAAACCTCAAAAAAGGCTTAGATATTATTTCGTCACCTACAAAAGATTTATAGACGATCCATCTACCTAACAATTTCAAATCTTTATATCTATATCCGTATGTTTTCTGAAAACCTAACCTTAAAAGTAAATCTTCGGTCAATTCGACGGGTTTGTATCTGTCAAAGAATTTTTTTTCAGCAATAAACAATTCTTTAAAATGCTTCGGTTCGATTTTAATGTTTTTATCTCTTACTGAATCATAAAGGGTAATTCCAACTCTTAAATCTTGAATATTCATCGTATTTTATTTTTAGGTTTAATAAATTTAGGTTTAAGGTTTTTCTTTCCGCTTGGGAGGATGCCGTATTTCTTCATGAATATGTATATTTCGTACATGCGTATTTATTTTGATGAATTAATAGTTTATTAATTTTTAACCTCTTCGAATTCGCCAGATGGCGCAAAATATTCTCTGCCGTCTGGAACTCTTATTACTGTCACTTCTCGAAAATAACCCATTCGCCTTTCAATAAATATTGCAGTAATTCCAGTTAAGATGTGTCTTAGCTTCATATCCTTTATTGTTTAAGCCCAAAGAGTCCGCCTTCGCAAGTAAGATGGATAATACTTTGATCCAAGTTTGAAATGTTAATTTCTCCATTTGAAACCATTTTCATTATGTCATAGTGAGATTTATTTAAAACCTTACCTAGGGTCATAACGATTGGAACTCCTATGTCGTGCCAATATTGTATATCGTAGGAATCCATAGTTTGACTTTTTACTATCCGATTATAAGCATCACTTAATTTCTCGATTGGAAAATTTGTTTCCTTTGAAAGGATTTGTAATCCATCTTCTACTTTTTTATTCATAAACTATAATTTTTATTAATCTTCTGAAACAAGCCATTTATAAGTCAATTCCCTTTTGAAAAGCGCAAGCTTAAAACCTTTCTTACGATATTCATAGCCTCCCCGGATCAGTTCTTCGGGGAACAGCTTGTTTGTGATCATTTTATTGATCTTACGTACATCTACCCGCATGAGTGAGGCAAGTTCATTTTTATCTATCAGCGGACGGCGCATTATGTCGTACAATTCCGCATATCTAAGGCTGTCTTTTCCAAGAAAATCAGCATGACGTTTATTAAAGATTTCATCCATATATCAAAAAACAGTTTATTAAACAGATACTTTAAGTAACAGTGCTAAATTACTTAAAACAATATTGTTATCCAATAGTAATTAAAATATTTTTGAGGTCAGTAAAATAATAATTAACAATCTAAGTAATGTTTGAAAAAATCCTAGCAGAGCTTAAAACCAAATACAAGAATTTGGGGTTAAGCGAAACAATTTTAAAAGCCAAAGCAAAACAGATTGAAAAGGCGGTTAAAACAGAAGGAGAAATTGCAGACGCAGTAGCAGGGGTAGAAGATGACCTGGCAATATTCCAGTCATTCGCTGACCAAAACAGAACGTTGGCAAAAAAGATTGAAGATTTGGAAAAGGCGAAAGGCACAGACCCGAAGTCGGCTGATCCAACGGACCCAAAACCAACAGATCCGCCAGCAAATCCGAATCCGGCACCAACGGGCGACGTTCCTGAATGGGCAAAGGCTATCATTGAAAGCAATAAAACGCTAGCGGAAAGCCTTACAGCCATGAAGACAAAGGAAGCACAGCAAACCAATGCTCAAAAACTGCAAGCAAAATTAACAGAACTGAAAGTGTCTCAAGCATATTTAGACCTTTTGCCGCAATCACCGACTGAAAGAACATTTCAAAATGATGAGGAAATTGAAGCTTTCGCAACAAGCCTAAAAGCCAAATCAGAAGCCTATGATCAATCGGTTGCAAACGGGGCACTGAAAAGCAATGCAACGCCATTATTCGGAGAGGCTAAAAAAGAGGGAGATGTTTCGCCTGATGTTCAATCTTACCTGGATTCTAAAAAACCAGCAAAAACCAATGAATAACATTAATACTGACTTCCAAGCGGGCCGGCAGATTGTTGTTTTCGATCAAATTGACGCTACCTACCCAGGCGGCGTGCATGTATCGAAGATAGATGCTGCAGCAAGGTTCACAAATGGAGTCATTCCAGCAGGAACCGTAGTAGTTCCTGATGCAGATGGAAGATACAAAGTGCTTAATGCAGCTTTGACAGCATCAAACCTTTCCGGGGCAATCGGGCTTGTAAGCCACGATATTAAAATTGATGATTACCCTTTAGCGGCGATTATCATGTCCGGAACCGCAAGAATTGACGCTTTGCCTGACCTTGAAAAGACGGGAATTGCCCTTTTGGCAAAAGCATTACCAAGAATCTCCTTCATCTAAAAAATAATAAGCAATGATTATTAACGCAAATAACATCGTACCGGAATTTTCGCAGCCAAATGCGCAAGCGATTATTAACGGTTATACATTGGGAGATTTAAAGTACAGAAACTATTTCCCTCTTCAATATAATACGGATCTATCATGGTCCAACCTGGAAGCCAATACCACCGCCAAAATTATGGCCGCGATGGTTTCTATCGGTTCAAAGGCACCAAGAGCGGGCCGTGAATTCGTAGAAGCTATCAAGGGAGAGTTGCCAAAGATTGAAAGAGCCAGAGACTTGGACGAGCATGACCTCATCAAGATTCAGCAATTGAGAAATGCAGTTCAATTAAATCCGAACAATCAGGCAATTAAAAACCAAATGATTGAAAAGATTTACGGCGACTCATCATATGTTCTGGATGCGGTAAACGCCCGTCTAGAATGGACAGCTAAGCAACTTTCTTCAACTGGAAAATTCAAAACCACTGTTGATAACAATGCCGGAGGTGTAGCGGATTTAACCATTGATTTTAAGGTTAAAATGCAAAATGCCATTAAAGACTGGTTTACAGCAGCAGACGCAAATCCTATTGCGGATATCAAAGCCATTCAAAAACTTGCCACTGATAAGAGCTACAGGTTTGTAACCATGACTATGGACCAAATGACAGCAAATCAGTTGGTGGAACTTAAAGCAGTGCAAGAGTTTGTATATGGTGTAGCTAACAACGGAGGTACTACGCAGTTCTTCACGCCAACGCTAGAGCAGGTAAATACTAGACTAACATTATACGGTTTGCCAACAATCAGAGTGTGGGACAGTGCTATTGCCCACGAAAACAAAGCCGGCCTGGTAACGTCAATCAATGGATGGGAGCCTGGAAATGTGCTGTTTTCCGTATCTACTCAGTTGGGTAACACTCAGTATACTACAACGCCGGAATTCAGTATGAGTTTCGGAGATACAACGGCACAGACAGTAGCTGAAGGTTTTACCTTGGTAAAAACATTCGGCGTTCAGGATCCTATCCTGGTTTCAACGAAAGCTACTGCTTTTGCACTTCCGGTGCTGAATGACACGAAGAAAAACGTAATTCTTAAAACGAAATTAGCATAAAATGAATATCGGGGAGTACATACAGGAAAAAATGTCTCTATGGTCGGTCGAATATTCCGATAGTATGATAGCCATCGAACTTTCTCGTATAGGTCTGTCTGCATCCGAAAGCATGTCCGGTGAAATAAACCTTGATCTTTTCTGGTACAATGTAATCCCCGAAATCATTTTAATGCCAAATTCTGTTTCTGAAGGTGGTTATTCCGTGAGCTACGATAAAGAAGCTTTACTGAAATACTATTCACTGATAGCCGGAAATCTCGGGAAGCCTGACAGATTTGCATCTAATACCATTACAGATATCACAGCAAAATGGGGGTAAAGCAATTTCCTTACATGATGAAAGTCTTCAAAAAGACTGAATCTACATATAATCCGGAAGACGGCAGCTGGTCCAATGGATCCGAAGGCTGGGAAACGGTGAGTAAGTGCCGGGACGAAGGAAATGGAGGCGGAAGCAAGATCGTAACAGAAGACAGTGAGGTCTATGTATACGGTGCTGTAGTTTACCTACCAAAAAGCTGTCCAAAAGTAGCAACAGGCGAAAAGATCCAGGTGATTGACAAAGATGGCAGTGTCCGACTAGAGGGAAACACCAAGCTCTTCAAAAAAGAACAGATGCACGCAAGATTATGGCTCTAAAGTTTAAAGGTGATCCAAGCGCAATCAATAAAAAGTTTCTCGATGCACAAAAGGAAATCAATGAGAAATTTATCCGGGTTCTACGGTATTGTGCAGAAGCAGCAATCAATGAAGCAAGAACGAATGGGTCCTACCGTGATGTTACCGGAAATCTCCGAGCCTCGAAAGGGTACGCAATTATTCTGGACGGGAAAATAGTAGAGGAAAACTTTACAGGTGCATCAGAAGGTGTTTCAAAGGGAAAATCTTTAGCACGTGAACTGGTAAGCCAGCAGCCTGAAATAGCCCTTGTAATTGTTGCCGGAATGAAATACGCCGCTGAGGTAGAAAGCCGCGGGAAAAATGTGCTCACCAGCGCAGAACAATTAGCAAAGACCATGGTGCCTAATCTACTAAAGCAGCTAAAATGAAAAAGACAGTATTCGATGGGAAGCAATGGATTTTTGAACTAATCTCACAGAGCCAGGTAAAAGCAATGGTTTCCGGATCCATCTATAAGGACAAGCGGCCGACCGGTAGTACCAAAGAAGATGTCGTTATCAATTCGATTTCAATGGACAATTCGTTTCTTCAGGATGGAGTTTTCAATGTTAATTTTTACGTGCCGATGCTTTCGGTATCAATTGCAGGAAGCACTCAGTACATGCCGAATAATAATCGGATGGCAGAGATTAGCAAAGCCGCAAGCCAGGCACTGGACAATGTTTTCAAGCCAGAATACAATCTTACAATTGTGAATCATAACACCTTCGAGGTGGAAGCAGAGAATGCAATATATATCAATTTCAGAATCAATTTAAAAGCATATAACTAAAAAATACATACAATGGCAGGACTTATTAACATTGGGGTAGCGTCCATCGCAATTGGAGCAATTGCTACTGATGGCGGTATGGGAACCACATTAGCCCCATTAGGTTTCACCGAAGAAGGATCCGCACAGATCAATATGGATGATCCTACGGAAACCGAATTCAATGTAGAAGAATTGGATACGCCAATCTGGATCGAATCAAAAGCCGGGAAAATTGCGGTTGCCTTCAAAGTAGCCAATCCTGACGAAGACACTTTAGTAAAGGTTTTCGGAGGAACTAAAACCGGTACCGGCGCGACAGCTGTCTACACATGGCCGCTGATTTCACAGGTTATCGAAAGATCAATCAAAATCACACCTAAACAGGGAATGGGTATTAACATTCCGAGAGCAAAGATCACCGCAAAATTCTCTTCTGAGATCGGAAGGGGTGCATTGTTAGGTGTTGAGGTTACCGGAACGGTACTACAGCCGACCAAAGCCGACGAACCGGCCCTTTCTACATTCAGAGTTTAATCAAAACCTAAAGCCTACCTCATGTAGGTAGGCTTTTCTCTTTAAAAAGCATGGAAAACTTAGAAAAGCAGGAATTAAACCTGCTGACCGGCGAAGGATACTATTTTGAAACCAAATTATTTGGCAAAAAAAAGAAATGGACGATCGGGAAAATTTCAATCGGGAAAATGCTGAGGTTATCAAAGATTTTCATCCGGATTAAAGTCGATGAAGAGGCTATTTCAAACGAAGATCTTTCTATACAAATACCCGCACAGTATGAAGCCGTAAGAAATAACGCTGAATTATGTGCCCAGGTAATTGCAACAGCGGTCGAAAGTAGGTATCCGAAATGGTTTTTGAAATGGCATTTCATGAACCATCTAAACAGTCAGGAAGTAAAAGACCTGGCATTTGAATTACTGAAATTTTCAGATTATCAAAATTTTATGATCTCTATGGCATTGATGAACGGAAACCGACCGACCAAAGCGAAGCCGATAGAGAAAACGGTCTAAAAACCATCTACGGGGTAATGGGGCAAATCTGTCACCACTTCGGATGGACCTTAGACTATTTGCTTTGGGAAGTGGACTGGCGGATAGTGCAGCGTATGCTGATCGATTCACCAACCTACGAAAGTGAAGAGGACAAAAAGAAGAAAAAAGACAAAAAACAAGTCATAAACCTTTCTGAACAAACATCAGAAGATTTCCTAGAAAACCTATTTAAGAAGAAATGAATACCAGTCAAGGAGCTTTATATTTCGGCGCAGGAATAGACCTAAATCAATTTAACCGAGATCTCGCGTCAATGCGAGCCGGAATTGCAGGTCTAACCCAAACCGCTGCAATAGAAACGCGTAGCATTGATGGGTATTTTAAAAATCTATCGGTGGGAATTGCCGGGTATTTCTCTGTTGGCGCGCTGAAAAGTTTCGCCATGGAACTTATAAATGTTCGTGGTGAATTCCAGAAGACAGAGATTGCCTTCTCTACTATGCTCGGAAGCGCGGACAAGGCAAAAGCCCTGATGGGGCAGATGGTCGATTTGGCCGCTAAAACCCCGTTTGGTCTTGATGAAGTATCTGCAGGGGCTAAACAGTTGCTCGCATTTCAGGTTCCTGCCAATGAAGTGGTAGACGTTCTCACCCGTATGGGTAACATTGCGGCTGGATTAGGCGTGCCGCTATCCAGAATTAACCTTGTTTACGGGCAGGTTAAGGCGAAAGGCAAACTGATGGGCGATGACCTTCGTCAATTTACGGAAGCCGGTATCCCGATGGTTGCCGAACTTGCCAAAAAATTCAATAAGACCACCGGTGAAATCACAAACATGGTTTCAGCTGGGAAAATTGGATTTAAAGACGTTCAGGATGTTCTCTTTTCAATGACGAATGAGGGAGGAATGTTCTTTAATCTAATGGAAAAACAATCAGCATCCCTTTCCGGTAAAATTGCCAACCTTGGCGATTCATGGGATCAGATGCTCAATAAAATAGGAGAAAGCAACGAAGGGGTAATATACGGCGGAATTGAAGCCCTGAATTACTTGGTTGAAAATTATAAAGACGTTTTGGATATCATCGAAACGTTGATCGTGCTTTACGGAAGTTATAAGGCAGCCGTTATCGTCACTTCTGCAGCTCAGACTTTTGCGAACAAAACAATTCAATCGGAGATTGCCCTTTTGAGCATTTCGGAAAAAATGAAGCTGGGCCGGGCAATGGTCACTCAAAGGCAAGCAGAGGCAACAGCCCGGGAAGCCGCCGCTGAGGTAGTAAGCACGCAGGAAAAGTATCGTGCCCTTCAAATAGAAGTTTCAAGTTTAGCGGCAAAAAAACAGACTTTAAGGCAATCCGGATTAAATGCGCTTGCAAAATTACAGGAAGCTAAAGTACAATTGTCTTTGGCGCAGCTTGAGCTTTCATCTATGCAGGCAGTTGGATCAGCCCGGGAAATTGAGATTGCACAGAAAAGAGTTTTAACGGCTCAAAATGCAGTTATTGCAGCACAGGAGACGGCTACCATTGCTAAAAATGCATCGGTCGCAAATTCTATTGCCTTCAGAACTCAAAAACAACTATTGGAAAACACTGCCAGAGCTATTGGCACAGCACAAGGGACCGCAGCGGTAGCAGCAGAGGCAGCCCAAACAGCTGCAAAGAACGCTAACGCAATTGCAACCACAAGGCTAACATTGGTTACTACTTTCCGAACTGCAGCTACTCAATTGGCCACACAGGCGCAAGCGTTGTTAAATGCTACGATGCTTAATAACCCAATCGTTATCGTTATTGCAGCGGTTGCCGCTTTGACTTATGCGTATTTCAAATTAAGAGATACGTCGACAGCTCTTACTATTGCGGAAAAAATCCTTAACGATGAGAGGGAAAGATCGACCAAAAGTATTGAGGAATTAAGATCGAAAACACAGGAACTGACATCTGTTATCAGTTCTGATACTTCAACCAAACTTCAGCAAATTGAAGCGTATAAAAGCCTTACTGATATTTATCCAGCGATCTTAAAAAACATGGACCTTGAGACGTTTAAAAAACTGAGTTCTACAGAAGCTCAGAAAAAATTAAACGCGGAAATCGATAAATACAGCACTCAAAATCTCCGTGATCAGGTTGCAAGGGCTAAAAGCAACATCGAAGATATTACAAAACGAATTGATGCCCTAAATGAAAGGCTGAAAAAAAGAGACGGTGATGCCGGAATATATCTTAGCCAACTTGAAAATGCTAAGAAGAATCTGGAAGCTCAGCAGATCGTATTAAGCAAATATAACGGCGAACTTGACGAAAGGTTGCATAATGAGAAGTTAGCATCAATGAGCCTGATTGAGCAGAAGAAATACTGGGAACAGCAGATTGACGCTATAAGCAGACAAATTTCAGCTCAGGAAAAAAGCAATAAAAAGAAATCTGAAGCTTTAGATAAATTGAGCAATATAAATTCTATGGTTAAAACAACCTCTTTAGAATTTATCAATTGGAATATTACTCCGCTTTTATCTCAGCTTAATAAAGCTCAGCAGGAAATCAACAAAATTAACAATGCTCAAAGCGGAAACGATGTCACCAAGAATAAAGCTTTCTGGGAAGAACAAAAGAAACAGGCATCAGAAGCTAATGATGCAATGTCCGGCAAGCAGATAGGCAGTGCTGCATGGAATGAAAATATCAAGAAGATCCGCGAAGCTACTGAGCAGCTGAAAAAATATGACTATTCGGATCGTGATTTATTAAAAGCACAGAAGGAAAGGGACCGGGAAAGAAAAAGACTTGAAAAAGGTGCAGAAAAATCATTTATCGAGGGATCAATAAAAAGATATGACCAGCAAATAAACTTGCTTGAAGAAGCAAAAGCAAGATCAGATGGCAAATCTGTTCGTCTTCGTTATGTTGACAAATACGGTAAAGAAAGGTATAGTGCAGAAGTCATTTCCGTTGAAGAAGCAAATAAAAGAATTGTAAAGCTGAACGAAGAGCGTGCTGCACGCGAAAAAGCGATCCGTGCTTATTCTTTTGAAGAGCAGATTACCGAATCTGAGCGTCAATGGAATAACTATTACAAAATGGCCGAATTCTATGGCAAGCAGTCGGCCGATGCACAGTATAAAGACCTTTTTAAAGGTTCTCAAAGTTATTTAGATTACTTGGAGAAACAAGCGCAGGCTTTAAAAGATTTGTCTGATCAAGGAATTCTTTCTGACAAACAAAAACAGGACTTAGTACTCCTTCAAGCAAAAATTCGTGAGCTTGATGGAACAGAAACCCCGCTAGAAAACTTCAAACGAGGTCTTGATAACGCTTTGAAGTCAATGCCTTCTTTAGTGGATCAGCTTGATTATCTGAATACAAAAGAATTTGAATTAGATAAGAAGGGCCCTAACACGAGTTTATCACTGGAAAGCAGAAAGGCTATTGAAGAAAACAGAAAAGCTATTATTCAGCAGCAAAAAGACACCTATCAGGAATTCATAACCGAACAAAGATCTTTTGAGGAAAAGAAATTAAGTATTGAGCAGAAGTATAATGATATCCGGAAAAAGATCGGCGAGGACCAAACATTAACGGATGAGCAAAGATTTAAGAAACTTGCTCAGACTACCAAAAAAGAAAATGAGGAAATAGGTTCTGCATCTTTAGAATCGATCAAGAAAACCGATCTATGGGTTAAAGCTTTTGGAGATCTGGAAAGAACCGGACCTAAAACCCTTGTTAAGCTGAAAAAAGGGCTTGAAGATTATTTGAAAACTACGGAAGGCAAAGGATTGCTACCTACCGAAATGAAGGAAGTTCAGGATCAAATAAAAAAACTGAACGATCTTATAAATTCTAACAATCCATATAAAGCTATAGGTGTCGCTGTAGATGTTTACAGAAAAAAGCGTGAGGAATTAAATGCAGTTGAAGCTAAATCCGGTAAAAGTAGCGATGCTTATGGGATTAAGCTAGAAGAAACAAAGCAGGCTTTTGTAGGTATTGTCGACGCTTCGGGTAATGCTGCAAAAGCAACCCTAGAAACCATTGGATCTATGAGTGATGCATTTGGTGGTATGACTGACGAATTAAAGCAAACGCTAAATGACGTTGAGCAGCTTACCGCAGGTGTAATTAATGCTGTAGCTGGATATTATTCCGGTAATACAGGTCAGATGATTTCAGGTATCATATCTGCAATTGGAGCCGTTGTGAAATTAACAAATGGTGATTCTGAAAGAGAAAGAAAAATCAAACAATGGAGCAATGCGATAGAAGATCTTAAATATCAGTACTCTGAACTACAAAAAGCAATTGAAAAGACGGCTGGTGAGTCACAGTTGAAAATGCAGGAAAAGCTTATTGATAATTTGAGAGAGCAGCAAAAAATCCTCGCTGATATTAGATCAAAAGAAGCCCAGAAGAAAAAGGCTGATCAAGACAAGATAGCATCCTATACACGGCAGATTGAAGAAATAAATTCGGCTGTCCAGAAAATTATTGATGACTTTAGAACCAGTATTACTACTGTAGAAGTTGAAGATTTGGCATCCAATATAGGTGATGCGATTATTGATGCATTCAGTAAAGGGGAAGATGCTGCCAATTCATTCGACAAAGTAGTTGATGATGTCATGCGGAATGCAGTGGCTAATGCTTTAAAAATGAAATTCCTGCAACCAGCCGTTGAAAAAATGGTCGATCAGCTTTACTCGTCCATGGGGTTTGGCAATACAGGAGGAGCTACACCTGAGCAGATTAATACGCTTAAGACGTACGAACAAGCGATTGCTAATATTAACGAAAAATTAAAGACTGCAAGCCCTATAAGTGCATCATCGTTAGAAAGTCAGAAGAAGTACTATCAGGAACTCATTGCCCAGTTGAAAAGTCAGATTTCGACAGCAGAAATTACCGGTTCATTTGATGGCTTAACGGAAGAAGAACGTAAGAAGATTAAAGAACTGGGAACAACGGCGATGCAACAGTATACAGATGCATTGGAACAATACAAGGATCTTTTCGGTGAATCTGCGGAAACAGCTCAGGGACTTAAAGGAGATATCAAAGGAATAACAGAAAAAACAGGCGGAGCATTAGAAGGTCAGTTTAACGCTGTACGGATTAATATCGGTGAAGTATTAAAGATTATGCAGGGTAACAAGATCCTGGATAATGCTAAAATCAATCTTCTAACACAGATTGAAGTGAACACAAGAAGACTGCATAATATCGACAAGAACATGCAAGAATTAAACTCTAAAGTAAAATACGGCGCTGCCGGAATACCATAATGAAAGAACAGATATTAACAATGGCTAGAGAGGCGGGCTTATGTCAGCCATGGCAGGAAAAGATAGTGCAGGATTCTTCTATTGAAAATCTTTGCAAGATGTATTTCGCCGGTGATGATTGGGCAATGGAGAAAGATTTTCCCTCGCTTGAGGTCCTGAGACATTTCCGGGGACAGACAGAAGTTTACGGGCTGTTCACAGATTATACCGGAATGCCGAACAATCTATCAAAGGCGGCTTTTTTCGGGTCTTCTAATGTTCAGTTGACATATACCGCCTTTTCGGTTTCGCAGCTGATTTTAAGACACCAGACAGAAGCGAAGATCCGGGTTTGTGATAATGCGGTTTTGATCATTAATATTCTGGATGCGGCAAAGCTGAATATTGAGTGTATTGACAATGCCAGGGTAGAGGTTTTTGCATACGGAAATGAAAATATAAAAATGCTGGGTGATGTGAGAATTCACAAATCAAAGTTTTAAAAATGAGTGAAGTAAAATATTCTTTAAACGGTAAGCAATTCAAGGATTTCGGAGTCTATGTTTCGGAGTCGTCAAACCTTGCGGGCATGCTGGAAAGGAAACAAATCACTCAATATGACTGGGCAGAGTATCACGGTATCTCACCGGATCTTTCCCGTCCGCGATATAAGGAAAGGGAAATTGAATTGAAATGCTTTATCCGGGGCGAGAACTGGGAAGATTTATTTGCAAACTTCCGAGATCTGGTTATTTCAGACTTTTCAAAGGCCGGAACACAAAGACTGCAGGTTCAGCCTATGGGCTTTAAAACACTGGCTTATGAGGTATTCATGAAGGATGAAGTGCAGATTGAAAAGCAGTTTTCACAAGGCGAAATGTTCGCTACGTTCACCCTGAAGATGATCGAGCCAAATCCGATTAAAAAGATCTTTAAAACCTCGCTGGATTCTTTTCGGTTAAAGTACGATTCACCTTCTGAAACAGAAATCTTCATTGGCGATGGAACAAAGCTGATAGGCCGTGGAAATGTGAACTTTCTTTTTGACTACTCAGAACCAACTTATCAGCCATCCGGGATTTCTCTTGTTCAAGGCAGTGCATTTAACAATACGTATTATGAGATGTACACGATACCATCCGGAGAATTGGTCTATCAGTTTTCGGTAAATGTAACGTTATCGACGGCAAAAAACATCATTCTATACGTGATCGGACGGAAACCGGATAATACCTACGGTTTGGTGAAAGCAAGCGCAATCATGAACGGCAACACCGGCCTGAATACAATCAGTACAACCTCGGAAATAAATCTGGACGATTATGCTAAATTCTTCTTCAAAGTTCTGGACAGCCAAGGTGCAGAAATACCCGGAATCGTTTACTCAAACCCGTGGATTGAAACCGCTGAGGTCGTCGGAGAATGGCAAAACATGCTCGGGAAAGAAAAAATCATCATTATAGCAGGTGATATTGATGATGTCAAAAACGTAGAGACGCCTGCAGAAATCATTTGGGATAAAATTTAAAATATATACAATGTCAGGAACAGTAAACGGGAACAATAATCAGGTTACCATTAATATAACCGACACGATACCGCCAGATAATATGGCCACGATTGATAAAAATGGTCTTGTTGGTAATACTTACACCAAAACTCAATTTGATCAATCTTTTTCAGCGAAAGCTAATGAAATCGATACCAAAATTGAGAACATTCAACAAATGGTGGAGTCTGACTTTAAAGGCACTTTGAAGCCTACAGATACAGCTCCAACAGAGGATGGTTCATATAAGCCGGAAGTATCATCCAACGATGATAAACCGGCTGATCCAAACAGTACGGCCGATTGGGGAAAGGTCTATGCAAACGCCGGGAACCTGCGGGCCAAAGAAGGATATGATACTATGTTCTATAAAAAAGGTATTACTTGGAAAAAATCAGAATCAAAAATGCCGAATACCGCAGCAAAGATTTTTAATACCAATGATAATGAAAATCCATCAACGATGAAGGCTGCAGCGGATCGATACGATCCCGCTATCACTGCGCTTGGTAATTTTGCGATTGCCCCTGGTTCTAACACGATCAAAAATTATGCTTGGGCAGATTCTGAACAAATACTTTTTGGAATTGCTCCACAATCAGGGCTTCTAAAAAGTAACAATACTATTGAATCCTACTCATCTCCTGATTATGGTTTTAAGATCTGGTTAAATATCCCGGTTGTAACATTTGACTTTTTGACTTTAAATTTTACCCGAATCGGTGGTAGTGTTTCTAATCCAAGTTATGTTAATTTAATAGGCAAAAAGCCTAATGGCTCATTGGATTTTATTGTTAAGCCAGATCACGATCCCGCGACGGGTCAATTAGAAAATGTAAGCGTAGATGTTACGGGCTATTCATCAATTTCCATTATGCTTACAGCGAAAAATACTGATACGGTAAAACCGTCTTTGACTTTTATTAAAAAAAATGGAGCACTAGAATTTGACGCGGTAAAAAAGTATATTGATTCAAAGACTGCCACCAGCTCACATACGGCAAATTACATTGACCTTATAGACTATGGCTGTAAGGGTGATGGTGTTACAGATGATACGCTTAAATTTAATGAGGCTATTGTAGAAGCTTTGTCTTCCGGCCGTGCCCTATATGGTAGGTCTAATACTTTTAAAGTGAGTACGCTAAATGTGCCTGCTGTAAACACTTGGAAAAAATTGGAGATATTTGGCGACTTTATGCCTATACCTACTTATGGTACTATTGGTAATATACCCGATTATGCGCAGATACAAAAAGGAATGCGTATTATTTCCGGATGGGCAGGCACCACGCAAAACATGGGCGTTTTGCTTGTGCAAAACAATCCTAACCTATTTGATAACTTTAACTTCATAACCCTTGTTTTACGTAATTTGGTTATTTCAACTTACGATAATCCCAAATTAAGCGGGGTTCAGGCTTATAATGCTCAACAATTGATTATGCATAATGTGTTAATTGACACAGGTGTATATAATGTGGCTAGTTTAGAGCCAACGTACGAAACAGCTGCTGTAGTTACGCCGCATAACTCTAATGGAGCAAAAAATACACTACGTAACGTAATGGCATCGGGATATTTCACAGGGATTTCTATTCATGAACACACTGACGGGGATGATATAGCAATTCATAGTTGCAAGCACGCACTACGATTTAGAAATGCAGATCATGCCAGCTATTTTGGCCGGGTATTGTCTCAGCGGAATACTAATGTCGTAACTGTGGAAGGTCAACATCTCTTTACTATAGCTCAGCTTAATATGGAATATGTTGGGTCAAATCAATCTGATAGCACTAATGCGTGGCAAAAGGTGCAATACGAACTCAACGATCCGAGTAATTTAGCAATGGGAAGCATTACGTATGCCAATGTACGCGGAGGAGTTGGGAAGGTTCCTTATTTTCGAATTAACGGCGGATCTGGGGTTATTGTAAAACGCGTGGGTAGTGATACAAGATTAACAGGAGCCGGCATTGCTGATCCTAACCCTGTTACTTAACGGTCACGTAAACGCATAAAAGGCTGTTCTACGTATTTGTACATCAATATTGAAGCTGTAATCGTCGCGACCCAAAATAATATAAACTTAATCCATATATTCAGAGTAAGAGGTTGCAATATCAAAATAGAGATTACGGTTAAATTGAGAAGATACATAGAATAGGAAATAAGACTTCCTTTTGTAATAATGCTATTTAAAAAAGGAAGTTTTGTTTCTCCCATATAATAAAATTTTGGAACCATTAATAAAATAGAAAAAGGGCAAAGAATAAAATATAGAACGCAGGTATAAAAGTTATATGAAAAAAAGTAGTCGCAATATATTTTGTTAGCAAAAAATGTTATCACGCCAATTACGAATAAAAATGATCTGTTTTCAGTGAAAAAATCTTTCTTATAATGGTAAAACCATGCGCCCAAAACACCAACGAATATACTGTCTAATCTGGTAATAACAGGAGATCGTAATAATGTATCCCACTGTTGTATAGAGGCGATATTGTTACAATGAAAGATGTACGATCTAATGAGCAAGGAGAAAATTAATATTATAAAAAAAGAAATCAATACGATTTGTTTAATGTTTTTACTTAATGAAACTGAAAGCAAAAAAATCAGAAGCGGCATTAATAGATAAAACCATTCTTCGATGGCGAGAGACCATGATTCAGCGAAAAAATTATATTTGTGTATAACAAGATTCTGAGCGAAAAATAATGATTTAGTAAGGTATTCTCTGTTAATGTAATTATGACTAATCAACGATATAAATATGATTAGTAAAATAGTAAAATAATATGCGGGTAAAGTTCTAAACCAGCGTCGTTTCCAGAAGGAGAGAATATTAGAAAAGTTTAAGGTATGTTCAAAATCTCTGATTAATATTCTTCCAATAAGAAAACCTGAAAGGACAAAAAATATTAGAACACCATCGGTGATGAATTTGTGAACAAAATAATAACGTTCAGGCAATACTGTTATAGAGTGACTAACAAGAACGGTAAATATTGCAATAAATCGAAGCAAATCAAGTCCGAAATTACGCTTTTCTGGAATTTCGAGTTTAAATAAATTCTTCATGATCATTATTTGAGCCTCAAAAATAAATAAAAATGAACAACATAACACTATACAGAAACGGAAATCCTATTTTCAATTTGATTGAGAACGGAAAAAGGACGGTAGACAGCGCATCCATTAACCGGGTGCTGCTGTCTGACGATTCACTTTCTATAAAGCTGAATTCCGTTTCTGTATTGGATATACGGATCAATGATTACTTTGTTGTGTTCGGGTCGCTGTACAGGATCAACGTGCTGCCATCTGTGGATAAAAAAAGTAATTCACAGTACGAGTATAACATCACGGCGCAGGGCCTCATGTTTGACCTGCTGAGGTGTAAGTACTTCAACGCTGATGCAACCGGCTTTGGGTCTAATTTGGAATTTCCGCTGATCGGGACGATTGAGACTTTCCTTGTTGCCCTTCGCAATAACATGAAGCGTTTCGCATCAAACTGGGAAATCGGCACCTTTACCAATGGTGAGACCAAAACTATCACCTTTGGGGATGATACATGCCTTTCCGCCCTGCAGAAGATCTGCTCGGAATTCAAAACAGACTTTTGGATCAAGGTGGAAGGCGACAAGTTTGTGATCCATACGGGTAACTTCGGTAAAACGGTGCCTATTCAGTTCGAGTACGGAAAAGGCAAGGGCTTGTACTCGCTTTCCCGGACCAATGTTGATGACAACAACATAGTGAACCGGCTGTATGTTTTCGGCGGTTCTGAGAATATTCCGAACGAATACAGCAATTTCAGCACAAAATTAAAACTGCCAAATTCTGATTTCATCGAAGATCAGGCTTCTGTACTGTCATTCGGATTGAAAGAAGGATCGATTAATTTTGATGAGGTATACCCGCACAGAACTGGCAAGGTAACGGCATTGGGTGGTAGCAAATTTAAGTTTGTTGATAACACCATGGATTTTGACCTGAACGCCAAAAATACGGATGGCTCAACGAAATATCTGGTTGCCGGCACGTCCGCTAAAGTTCACTTTAATACTGGTAATCTGGCAGGTTATGAATTCGAGATCAAAAAGGGCGGGTATGATCATGCATCTAAAACCTTCGAGATCATTCCTTTCAAAAACGATCAGGGCCAGAGTTTTCCGGATGAGGCGGCCGCGGCATTTCAATTTGAAGTAGGCGACGAATACGTCATCCTGGATATTGTAATGCCTGAAAGCTACATCACGGCCGCCGAAAATGAGCTTCTGCAGAAGGGTTTAGAACAGTTTGAACTGAACAAAACCGCTAAGGTCTCTTATTCAATGGAAGTAGATCCGGAATACATGAAGAAAATCGGCGTCGGTAAATTCGACATTGGCGATTATATCCGGATCGTTGACGAGCCGCTAAAGATTGATAAGATTTTGAGGGTAAATCAGGAAACGGTAAACTTTATTGAGGGAGGAGAATGGAATCTGTACCGAACAAAGATAGTGATTGCCGATTCATACGAGATAAATTACGCATCGCAGCTGATTCTGGATATTAAGGAAATTAAGAACGTAATGTCAATCACCAACCTTGGACAGATTAATTACTCTAAACTGGGCCTGAAAACCACGCAGGAACTTCAGAACCTGGTTTTTGATACTGATGACTATTTCAACCCAGAAAATATCCGTCCGAATTCGATTGAAACCAATATGCTTTCCGTGGGGGCAAAATCGCAGCAGATCAGCTGCTCGGTGGTTTTCTTCGTCATGTACGAGAATAATCCGAATAAAATAAAAGCAAATGCCGGCAAGATCTACAGCCAGACGATGGATAAAGAATGGGATATAGCCGAAAAAATCGAGACCATCCCGGACAATGACTACCGATACGTCTACGGAGCATGCAGTAAGACCGGCACGACCGGCACCATAGTTTTCACGAAAGAGCAAATCAAATTCGATTCAGACCCGAATGATTATTATTTCCTGATTGGGATACTGCATACTGTTGTGGATAACGTCCGGGTGCTTTCTATCACAGTCGGGACTACTACCATCAACGGCGGGCTGATCCGGACCGGGATAATTTCCTCGCTGGACGGGCAGATGACAATAAACCTGGATACACAAGAAATCAAGGCTAAAATCAAATTCCTTGGCGGCTCCGATGGATTTACGTCGATTGATGGCGGCGTGCTAATGTCTGAAGTGATAGAAGTTGGTAACGGAGCAGTACAGAATGCATTTATATCCGGTAAAACCGATGCGGGTGATACTACAGGCACGAGTGTTCGATTCGGAGCCGGCGCAGATTACGACGCCAGGAACACCGCGCCTTTCCGCGTCCAACATAATGGTAAAATGTATGCTACAGATGCACATATTGAAGGTTATGTGAAAGCGGTAGACGGCGAGTTTACCGGAACAATAACAGCTCTTTCAGGCTGGTTTGGAACAGGCGACAAAGGCTTTACGGTTTACAGCGATGGGATCAAAACAAGAAATGGCTTTATCTGGATTGGGGATCAAGCAGGTTTTGGACAAGACAATGGGCAGGCTTTGCTTCTAACAGATGGAAATGGGCAACCATCAATAAATCTCCAAAATGAACGAATATCATCTTTAGGTAAAACCGGAATATCTATATCTGTAGATCGTGGCGCAACCAATGTTGCACTTCAAATCAAATATGGCGGTGTAAGAGTGTATAGTAATTCAACTGGTTGGCGCGACGGATTTACAGGAACCAAAAATGTCAACGGTGTATCAATGCAATTCATTAACGGGTTCTACGTAGGATAACAAAAGAATAATTATATAAAATGAACAAATATAATGAGGGCGCTAAACTGATTGAAGGGCGAATGACGTTTGTCCAGGAATTCCTGCAGAAGAAATACGGGTTCGGCATTCTCTTTTTCTTTCTGTTGACAGGTGCCGGATTGGGATTTTGGTGGTTTAATGAGCAAGGAAAGAAAGAAGGGGCAAAATCATCTCAGATTGAAATTGCAGCGCGGAAAGCTATTAGAAAAAACGATTCATTGACCATCGAGAAATTGAGATCTGACATAACTGAAAAAGAAGTTGAATTGGTAACATGCCGATCCGAACTAGAAAAGAAACAGGATTTTTCGCAACTAAAAAAATCACTGCAGCAGAAGATCGAAGAGGCCGACGAAATTAACCGGATGTTCCGGAGGGAAACCATCCCACAAACTAAGAAATTGAACAAAAATTTAAAACAAATAGTAAATCAATAAGCTATGAAGAATTTACTTTTTTTATTGATAAGTTTTTTCTGTCTAGCCGGAAACGCGCAGGAAAAAACAGATTCGCTGAAGGTTGTGGAGCTTGCAAAAGTTCTTCAGGAAAAAACAGAACAGAATAAAAAACTGATGGAGGAAAATAAAAAAATTCAAAAGGAAAACGAAAACCTTTTGGAGATTGTATTCCTGAAGTTTAAAAAGCTAATCAGCAGAACAAAAGTTGAAACGCCGGATCGGACGGACTACTCCCGAAACAAGGTCGGAACTAAAGCGGAAAACCGCACGGAACCTGTCGAAGAGATTGAAGTGTACGACGGGGCGGATACTGTGCGGGCAGGGTGGATTTACCGGCTTTTCCACAAAAATGACTACTATTTGAAACGCTATAAAATCGTAAATAATGAAAAAGTGTATCTGGATTAGCCTGGTTGTGTTTCTAATGGCCGGTTGTGGCTCCCGAACAAGAAACTTACAGCAGGAAACTTCTCGAACGGAAACCGAAAGTGTTGCTTCCGGATCTGCAAATGTATCAGTGAAGAACAGTACGACCGGGGAAATGACGCTTGCGGACTTCCTAGAGAACCGGAACTTGAAGATCACGTCTAATGGATCGCCTTATTCGCTGCAGTACAGCGGATTAATCCTGACCGGGGCTGCCGATCTGGAATTTTCGGAAAGCAAGCAGGAACGGAAATTACTGTATAAATATATCGTTCAGACGATCTACCAGAGCCAAACGACTTATTACCGGCATACCGACTACGTAACACAGACCACGTTCCGGACGGTAGACGTCCAGCGGGCGGGGCTGTCCTTTGGTAACATGATCTGGATCATTGTTGCGGCATTCATTGCGGGCTCGGTTGCCTGGCCGCTTTTAAAACAATACGTCCCGATTTGGTTCAGGAAAATCTTTAAACGAAAATGACAGCACTCTTAATGCTCACCACCTACTCAATTGGGGCGGTAACGGGGGCGACAGCTTTTTACATAATTAAAAATTACATCGACAAATGACAGCTTTAGAATTATCAAAAAACTACAGGACGTTACTCGGAAAGTACGGGATCAATACGCCGTTACGTTTAGCGCATTTCTTCGCACAGCTGGCGCATGAAAGCGCGAATTTTACCCGGCTCAAAGAAATAGGCAGAGATTCCTACTTTGCAAGATATGAGTTCCGGAAAGATCTAGGAAATACTCAGAAGGGTGACGGACTGAAATACAAGGGTCGCGGCCTTATCCAGATCACCGGACGGTACAACTACACGGCACTATCAAAAGCAACCGGCATTGATTACGTGAATAACCCGGATTGGCTGGAAAGAGAAGCCGATGCCATGACTTCTGCTCTTTGGTTCTGGAATAAATCCGGCTTGAATAAATACGCTGATCAGGACAATGTAGACGCAATATCAGATCTGATCAACAAAGGCAAACTTACAAAAGCAATCGGCGACGCCAACGGTTTTTCAGATCGGGCGGCCAAATTGAAGCAGTACAAAATCCTTTTCATAGCGGAATAATCTTTGCAATTGAAATTACAATCAAATCTTTACGCAAAAAATATCCCCGCTTTTTAGTGGGGATTTTGCTTTACTCAATTGTCAAATCGGAAATACTTCCATAAAGGGTTTTTAACGCCCCTAATGCCTTTTCGGCATCCTTCTTTGTGAAGGATCGTTTCGCAGTGCCGTTTAGCTTATTCGTAAGGTATAAGGCAGCTGTCTTATTGTTTGGAAACATCAACTTTGCCACCTCTGAAACGCTCACCGCTTTATTTGTCTTCAAGTATTCCTCTACTGTCATACAGCAAAGATAAAATAATTTTTAAATAAGTACATAAAAATATGTATATATACATAAAATTATGTACATTTGTGTTTATAAAATATACTTATGGAAATTTTAAACTGGATAAAAGTAACAGATAGGCTCCCGGAGGAATGCGAAGAATTATTAATTCAGCCAGAGGATGATGACTTCCCGTTAATGACAAAGAAAATACTCATCTATACTGATACGGACGATGTTTATGATAACTCAAGACTTAAAATGATGGTAGGAGAAAAAGAATGGACATGGTTTATGGGTGTTGAAGGACACATTACGCATTGGGCAATCTTTAATAAACCAAATCCTTAACCCATGACACCAAAAGAAAAAGCTAGAGAGATTTATGAGAAGATGTTTTCTGCACATTACAAAATGGATCATTACCCCACTGTTGCATGTGCCGTTCAGGCCGTTGAATTGATTATTACTGAATCTATCTTTAACGAAATGTCGGAAAGTGTAAAATTTTGGGAATCAGTAAAAGCAGAACTTAAAAAAATATAACCCATGAAGCTTATCCCCCTATCGGAGTACGTAGAAAAAGAATATAGTAGATCGGTACCGACTGAAACTGCTATCGATGAACTCGCTGCATCAATGCGCCGTGTTATCAATTACACCAAATTCCTCAGGCAGCCTTTGACGCTCGGAATGTTTGTGCCGGTGTGCGGAGACGGCAAACCTTATGATTTAAACGAAGTTGAAGCATGGAAAAACCATAAGCATTATTCAAGATTATATAAAGAGGAATTAGCCTTTTTTGAAGACGCCAAAGAAAGGGTTTTGTTTGAAGGGTTTGATCTTGAATGGCAGAGCAAAATAATCATAGGCGTAAAAAACGACTTTGAAGTAAGTATTGCATTCGATAAAAAGACAGGTCTGCATGGTGTTAAGCAGAATGTTGAATGGCTGTGTAGTTACGGATTACCCCTCACGGCCTCGGCCTTAAAGCTAATAGGGGTTAAAGAATAGGATATGGAAGACAAACCAAAAGTAATAGTTATTGGACATCCGGGAGTTGACATTTCGCTTGAATTAATGATGCTAGAACAAAAAGTACATCTTGTAACGCCTGAAAAGTTTGAAATTAAACCCAACCCGCCTTTGCCGCCGTTGGACTTGGCGAAACTGATTCGGCCGATTTATGATGCTGAACGCTATACCCCCGGTAAGCATCGGGCCGGTAACAACTCCAAACGCCCGAAGAAACGAAAGAAAAAGAGATAATTAAACAATAGAGATATGTACAAATTTTCATTTATTGACATAGGTCAAAGAGATTTTTTAAGATCAGATGATGGCGACGTTATTGAAATCGAATGCAATGATTTTTATGAAGCAGAAGAATGGCTTTTAATGCACGGAGATGATTTCGGATGGATCAATAAGGGGACCAAAACATTGTGTTGGGAAGTTGAGAACGGCGACGTGGATATTGATGATATATAATATTTTTTTTCATGGTTAATATTTTATCCCTGGATTATTCCGGGGATTTTTTGAGCCCTGAAACGCCCTCTAAGAGCGTAAAACTGCATTTTGTTACAATTTTGAACGCGATTTATTTTTCCGTTGTTGCAAAATGTAACAATTTTACAGCATGGAAATATTAGGAAGAGTTATTGAAGTTACTGATCACTATATTAGATTGAAAACTAGCCGCAAAAAACAGTTGATTGATGTGTTCTTTCCCGAAATTAAAAGAAAGTCTATAAACCGCCTTTATGAGCGTCATATGTTGGCTTTGATAGAAGTCGAAGCCGAAAGTTTTGAGATGTGTGGATGTAAGTTTGCAAAGATGTGGTTTAAGTTTGTTATCTGGCCAGAATATAGCGAACCAGATAGGATCGATACGGAAGCAAAGAAACTTCTTTTTGAGGAGCGGAAAAAGCTGTACCGAAATATTCCGGGATAATCATGGTTTCTTCGGCATCGTGATACGCATGTTATTAAGGCTCTGGAATATCCGGATCTTGCCCTCTTTGGCCATGCGCTCAATGAATTCGTTGCGTTCATCCCTCGGGAGCTGCAGAATGTGATCGAACGAATTGAAGGTAACACCGTTATTTCCGCCGTCGCGCTTGAATTTTTCCCGAACGATTTCCATTATTGCTTCTTCTTGCTCTTCTTTTGTCATACGCAAAGTTAATGTTTTCGCAAAGAAAAAAGCCCCTATGTGTAAGGGCTTTCGTTTAAATGATTTTTCCGTGTTTGATTACAAAATAAATTTTTCCAGGCTCAGCACCCCATTCGGGATTACCTTCTCTGATTTCGATGCCTCTGTGTTCGAGGGATAGTGTTCGTTCCGGATCGCCTTTCTTTGGATAGCCTAAAGTCATTGTGTTTGTAGTATATGATCTAAATTTCAAATACCAATTGTCTAAATGATATTCCAAATGTTCTGTAAAATCTGATGATGATTGACACGCCGAACGAATATCGGAGCATGCTTCTTCCCATTCACTATTTGTTAAAGTAAAACTACCATGAGAAGAATAAAACATCAATCGCTTTAACCAATAAGGAGTGATCTCTCTATAATCTTCGGGTTTAACTCTAGCTTTAGTCATGTCAAACCATTTCTTTTTTAATGAAAGCTGTAGATTCATCCTTCTTGTTTTACGGTTAATTCCTCGCCTGTGAGCGAGTGTACAAGGTTCTGCAGCTGGTGGACGGATTTGACTTTAGGATACCCGAACGAGTAACCACTCTTATTGCCTAATTCGATTTCTACTTCAGGCTTATTGGTATAGGCATGAATGATCCCTCTTTCAAAAATAAACTTACGAAAATTATGTTCCGCCTTTTTCTCAAAGCCTATTTTCAGCAGCCACTCCTCAGAGAGAGGGATAGGCTCGTAAACAACACTGCCATTATTTATTTTCGCTAAAACACCCAAGTCGACAGTTACTGTTTTGCCGTACTTTTGAACTTTGTTGCCCAATCGTAATTCTTTTGCTTTAATCATTGCTTTTTTTTAGTGGTTATTAAAATAGTCATTGAGGGACTCCAAAAGCTCTTTAAAACCATGCAGGTTGCCGTATGTCTCGTCAACTTCACCCTGTTCTCCCGCGCATATTTCCTCAATATCGTCGTCGGTCAGCCTTTCCGGATTTGCATCAAAAAAAGCTTTCGCAAGTGGTCCGATCTTGTTTATCCACTTGGCATCATATCTTTCCAGTTCCCATCGGTTAATGAAACCGTTATCATATGCAATCTCTTTCATTAATGAGACTGCTAACTCTTGTTCTTCCTGAGAAACTGTTATTGTGCCTTTAATCATTGCTTTCTGTTTTAATTGTTGCTTTGTCTATGAAGTCCCCGGCAGGGATGCCGAAGACGTTGAAGTGCCAGGATATTAACCGCTGTACGACCTCAAAAGGCAGAAACTGAATATCATAATATGAGCTGCTTTCTGAGATGGCTTTCAGTCCTCTAATGAGCTTAATATTCCCATGATCATATTCTACTGAGTAAGAGTCATGATCGTCGGTGATTTCGAATACGTCGATCGGAGTGAAAACCCGCCCTTCGTGTTCTATCTCTTTTGTGAGGTGTGAGAGGTCGTAGAGGATGGGTTTAATGTGGGTCAAAGGCACAATATGAATTTCAATAGTATTAACACCATCGCACTGTACTTCGCAAATATTTAAATGTGTAATTTCATAAGTACCTACTTCATCTTTTAATTCGCAATGTAATTGATACGGCAAGTAGGCCGCGTATATATTTAGTTGTTCTTGTGTGGTCATACTACGTAATTAAGAGATTTTGCTTTATTAATAATTTCTTGCATGTCTTGTTCACTGTATCCCCAATGTGGACTATACAAGCCTCCGTAACCGTTTTTACCATTGGATATTTCGCCTGTCTGGATATAAGCAATAAAATCCTTTGTCAAACCCCAAAGAGTTCCGCCATGGGTCCATTTCTTAGGTGGGTAGCCGTATTTTGTATGTAAAAACATATCCACCCCTGAGTATTCATTAAACATATACAGCCTATTGTTGCGTGATAAGATTTTTGCAACACCGTGTTTACCGGAGAAGAATTTCCGGCCTCTACCAGCTATTTCTTGAATGATTTCATTCACTACTTCAATTCTTTGTTCTTTTGTCATCGTTTTCTTTTTTAATCTCCCCCGGCATTACCGGGGAAGAGGGGTTAAATGTATCCTAATTCAGTTGCTGCGATTTCTCCAATGTCGACTAAATCGCCTTCGGCATCATCAAAGTAGAATTCTCCAATTTTTTCATCAAGCTTATCCCATTTATCCGCCTTTATCTTATTCAGTGCCGATTGCTTTGCGATTGTTCTAAGTAGATCAATAGATGACTGAGAAAGCGTATTTGCCGGATTGTTGATTATAATTTCTATTGAATTTGTTTCGGTATTTTCCATTGTTATTTAATTAGATTGTTTTAATTTTTAGAATGTTGTATTTTACTTGCTGAGAACTCAATCCATTCACCGAAATACTCAGCGCCAAATCTGGAGATATAACCTAATTTATCAGCTGTATCTTTAAGTAGCTGCATATTCTCTATTCTTACGGGAAAACCATTATTTGTCACATAATCTTCACCGCGTTGCATTCGGTCATAAAGGCGTCCGTATTCTACTCCTGACGTAAAGCTTTGGCTTTGATCAGGAAACTTTATTAAAAGCTCCATAATGGTTTAAAAGAGGGCCGAAGCCCTAGGTCAAGGTTTGTTTTGTAATTCGTTAAGTAGCTCGTTGATTTCTTCAGGAATGATAGATCTGAATATTTCAGAATTTTCGTCAATATCTCTGAGCTCTGTTAAAGCACTGTGCATTCTTTGCAGCATCTCCCTCATCTCTTCCTCTTTGTCGGGTACTTCTAAAAAGCATTCATCAGCAAGTCTTATTTTTCCTCGTAAATTATAGAATAACTCTGTTTCTTCATTGTAATTCAACAGTCCTAATTCAGTGTAGTATTTTCCATCTTCCTCCGGCGGCCGGTCTGCCGTATTTACTTTAATGTATTTAGTCTTCATTTTCTTCGCTTTTTATTTCGTTTAGAATTATTACCTTTTCTATATTTTTTATAGGTCTTCTCCCACGGTTCAGAAAATAGCTTGTTACCATTTCTTTTATAATCTTTTATAATTTCTTTTGTTGTGATCATATTTTTATTCTTTAAAGAGCCGGCCTTAACCGGCTCTGGTGTTACTTTTTGATTTTAATCCATCCGTATTCTTCGAGCCGCTTCACTGATAATCCCATCCAAGGTAATGCGTATCCTTTGGAGCGCAGGTAATCAGCAAAATGAAATATATACTGAGGATGAATTTCATTTCTAGCGACTTCCGAATTAATATTATCGACAATTTGAATTATCTCTCTGCCAATTTGTAAAGAACCCAATTCTGTAAATTCATTATTTGAATCCAAAATTTGAATTGCTGTTAGAAGTAATTCATCTGTAATTGATGAAAGAGGTTTGAGTTCTAAATATTCCTGATCGATGTCTTCAGGCTCCGAGTAATCGAAAATATAAGTGTTATCTACTGGGCTAGGAGATAAGACTGGATTAATAAAAACTTTTTGCCCCCAATATTGGGCAAAGAATTTTACTTTGTTGATTTCTGTATTTTCCATTTGATTAATTTTCAAGATTTTTAAAACGTCACACTCTCGTAGTGACCAACGCCCTTGCGGAATTTATGCGGTGATTCTAAAGTAACAACCATAAATTATCCAGGTTTTGGTCAAACATACCTTGTTGCCAGTTTGGGCATCGGCCATCTTTGTCTATGTTCAATACTTTTGTCTCACCATTGACGGTAAATTCTGCATAATAACCTTCTACTTGAGCATCTTTTATCTGTACTCGGAAATCAGTGAATTCTAAATCGTTTGCTACGCCTATAAAAGTTACTAAATCATCATTTTTATGATAGATTTTACAAACCTGAGGTTCAATTTTTTTTAATTTCATAATATTATTTTAAGATTTAAAAAGGGCACTCGGGGCCACCGCTGCAAAACCGCTGTGTTTTAGCCAGCCCTTGGGGAATGTTTAAGACCAAAGTCTTTTTGCAAGGTCTAAGTTTTTCTGAGCTTCGTTAACGTCTTTTTTGGCGTACTGCAAGCTCATTGAGTGGCCGCGTTCGATCGTGCCGGCTTTCATACCTTCATGCTTCATTTTTGCCGCTTCTAACTTGTATTCGTAGAACTCAATACTTTCAGGCATTGATAGATTGATGGTGTTGGCCTTACTTTCCCAATATTCTGCTTTAGTAACATGCGCAACGGCCTTATCAGAGAATTCTACACTCTTGCCCACTCTTGCCCAATTTCTATCAATCAATGCTCTATGTCTTTTCTCGCTATGGTGGCCGATTTTAATAGGTTCTGCAAGTGCTAAGAAGTCTTTACCTTCTTGTGACGCTTCATAATACTGGTTGCTTTTGTTTTCGGCGGCTGCAGCCCATGTATTATATCTTGCGGCTTTTGCTTCGGCCCTGGTCTGAGCGTTGGTGCCGTCAGCTCTGATCACAGAGTAAAAGAAGAAACCATCTTTCTCGTAAATCAGGTTGAAGACCTCACTTTCATTTTCTTTACCGTATTTTGTTGATACATTAATAATGTCGCCTTTAGCGTGTCTCTCTGTACATTTCGCTAAAAAAACGTTAGGGCAAAATTTTGAATATGTGTTCATGATTTAAATGTTGTTATAATTTCTGTTTTCAAATGTACGTACTTTTGTACGTACTTGCAAATTATTTTGAAAGTTTTTTGTACATTTGTACGGACAATAAGATTTTATGAAAGAAAAAAATAAGACAGAACGCTTTGAAATGCGCGTCTCTCCGATATTCAAGCAGCTGATAAAAAAATTAGCAGATGCTCATAAAATGTCTGCACCTCAGTACCTGGAGTACATTGTGCGGGTTGAGGCTGAAAAAAATCAGATCAAGGTCGGGGAGTAATCACTTCAGGATTGACCCTCAGTCGGTACAAAAACCTGCTTGGCAGCCGGAGCCAGTCCCGAAATTAAAATCCAATTGAATTCCGAGTTTAGAAATTGACAGCATGCTGTTATTTTCTTTAAAAGTGTGGCCAAATAGATCCTCCTGGATAGCTGACCAAAACATTATCTCGGGATTTTTATCAAAATTCTTCCGCAGCTGCTGCTCTGATTTCCAAAAACAGTTTTGGCAATTAGAATCCTCCGGAAATTCCAGATCAAATCCTTTCCAAAATTCTACTACATGTCGGTGAGAGACTTTATTATCAATTAAAATAAACTCGCCTATCCTCCAGATAATCTCTTTCCATCGGTGGATCCATGTGTCTGATTTTGGCCTGTATTCGCAATGGGTAGCATATTTCCACATATCTGAAAATCTGTACATCCTTTCCATTTCGTCGTATCGGTAACCAACCCGCATTTTGACAGGTAGTGAGTGGTACAGGAACAAAAATTCAAAGATTGGCCACATTTTCATGATCGTAGTACAGAATCGTTTATTCATGTTTGGAATTGCCTTTTTCAACATCATCATCTGTTCCCAGCCCATTCCTCGCAGCCAGATGATCTCCCGGCCTATCAGCTGTTCTAAATCAAACATAGTCTTCAATATGATCGGGTCTTCGGATGTTGCAACGAATTCATTTTGGTGACCGCAGTATTTTTGCAGCTTATCATTAGCCATCTGAACCAGCTTTTTATCCAGGGAACGTCCGGCGTTGTGGCTATCTATGCAGACCAGACTGAATATTTCCAGATCCGCCGGATAATGATATGCCAGATAACTGCTGGTTTTACCTCCGGAAAGAGAATTGACGGTTTTCATCCCTCCACAATTTCAAAGATTAAAACCCTCTCCGGATGAAAGGTGCGGGACTCGGCGTTCAAAAATTTACATTCTTCTTTACTCATGAATCTAACCCATTTATTTTTATCTGCAATCTCTTCTGCGGGTGTCTTGACATACGTCAATGGGTTCTCTCCCCAATACCAGCCCTGAGCTTCAATGACTGAGATGAAAGAGTCGAGGGCAGTGTAAGTCCATTGACCGTTCTTGTAATTCTTGAACACAGTAATCCTCTGTCCTTTTATCTTTGTGATAATCTCTCCTAAGACGGTTCCGGATAATTTTGAATCCACCATCCCGGCCGCTATCTCTTCGTTGAGATCAGAGCCCCGGCAGATGGTGTGTAGATGTTTTCCTATTGTGAAATCTATAACATCATCATAAGGATTTGCTTTGTCCAAATTAACAAATCCTAAACGGGTGTCTCCATACTTGAAGTGAACTAATGAATAATTCTTTGGCGGCTCCACAATGAGCAGCCTTTTGTTTGTTGTTATTTCTAAACTTTTCATTTTTGATTTTTAAAATTAATTTGTGATCTCTCTTTGTATTCTCGCCTTTCTAAATCCCGGTTCTTCTGGTAAATCTCTTTGAGACTTTCAAGGGCGTCGGGATTACTGCTCTTTTTTGTCTTTTCTGAATAGCCGGGTCCAGTGCTGCATCCAGACATCTTCTGAGGTTTCATGTAATTTCATGTAGATTATATAATTTCCGATCATTTCATTCTGGAATTCCACATATGCATCTTTCTTAACAATCTTCGGCAGAGAGGTGCCGGCAGCAGAAAGTTTACCTTCGGCGACTTCCGGAACAAAGTTTTTCAGAAAGTTCTCTACAAAAATCAGTTTGACTTTCTCAACACCTGTCTTTTTCAGCAGATCATAAAAGATCGGGGTTGCCATAACTTTTCCATCTGCTTTAAACCGATGATAATCTTTCCGAACGTTCTCGAAAGTCATCGCTTCATACTCTTCAGCGGTTAATTTCTTTTCAGGCGGCGCAATTGCTTTCCTGATTTGCTCTTTCGCATTCTGGTATTTCTGATCCCGGGTTTTAAATTCTGTGTAACCCATTTCATACTGGGCAAAGTGCGCCTGGTTAATTTCCCGGAAGAACCGGACTTTTTCGCCATCAACCTGCAGAAGTCCTTTTTGCGCCTTGCTGATTGCAAGCATAAATTCGTTTTCGGTTAGATCTGATCTTTTGGCGTAATCCACAACACGGTTTAAAGCAATGTTTGTTGGATTAAAAGGGTCATTTGGATCGTCATTTTCGCTTTCTTCAACCTTTGCATCGATTGTGAAAACAACCTTATTTGCAAAGCGCATCAGCGAATCCTGATCGGAATATTTAAGTTTCGCCTGTGAAATTTCCGCTGTAACCGTTTCCGGCAGCCTGGTTACGAGCTCGCTCGGCAAGTATGGCAGCAGTGGACTTTTTCCCACCTTGGCCCATTGAGGTATTTCCTGTACGGTTGCCAAATCCGTTGCCTGAGTTGTTGTTATTTGATTTTCCATAAATCGGTTTAAAGTAGGGTATTAAGGTTCTGAGTTTGTTTTTCCAGTTTTCAATTGGTTTTTTATGACCATCCTTCCATCCGGCATCGATCCAGCTTTGATATTTTGCCCGCACAGCGAATTCGTATAGGGAAAAATCGAGTTTTAATTCATTCTGATATATTTCCTTGCCGAACTCTACGAAAGCGTCTAAATCGGGCGGCTGTGCCTTTTCTTTTTTTGGCGCAACTTTTTTTCTTTTTTCTGCATCAGGTTTTACCGGTTCAGAATCAGAAAACAATTCTTCAGAATTTTCTTTTATTAATTTTTCTTCTTTTGTTTCTTTTTCTAAAAGAATATCATTAACAATTACATTAACATTTACAGCTTCGTTTTGCTTCAAAAACGAAGCAATTGCTTCGTTTTGCTTCATGTTGCTTTCGTTTGCTTCGTTTTGATCGGATTTGCTTCGTGATTCTCCGCTCTTAACGCCTCCATTACGTCCTGCTTCTGATCTCTTTTGGCGAACTTCTTTATACTTTTCCAGATCTCGTTCTAGTTGGTTTTTAATAGGCTCAAAAAGAAGCTCAGTTATTCTGTCTGGTGCTTCCGGATTCAAATCACTGACAAACGAAAACATCATTTTTGCTAGTTTGCCGGCTTCCTCGTCGGATAACTTTTCAAAAGTTGAATTCCAATCTGAGTAAGCCACAAATGATTTTTTATCTTTTGCCATATCTTAATTATAATTTCGTTCAAAGCTTTACCAGGTCTCTATACCTGTATGTGTTACCCCTTTTAGGTTTATTTTCATTATGACTCAATGAAGTCAAATAATGTTGGCATATTCATTTGGTAATTAATTGCATTAATATAGCTTACTCCGTCATTGAAATATTCAGGGTTTAGCTCTACAGCTTTCGCTTTTCTCTTTAATTCCAGTGCAACGTACGGTGTAGAGAAAAGACCTCCGAAACAATCGTTTACAGTATCACCTTCGTTCGTGAATCTGTAAATCAATCGTTCGATAATATCTAATTGAAGCGGGCAAATATGCTTTTCTTTTTTGGAAGAAACCTGTTTTGCATTCAGGGTTTTCATCCGGTTTATATCGGACCACACACATTCCTGATTGCTATGAGGAGGCAAAGTCATAAAAAGCTTTGAAAGCTTATCTTCTTCTTCCAGCATGTTGCAGGCTTCTAGGTGTTTTTTATAGTCATAAACCTCACCTGTATTGTGTTTTTTCCAAGCGCGGTAAATCTTATCCATATCGAATTTCTTTATTTCAGAAGATGATAAAAAACGGTTCCCGGATGATCTCCAATAAGAATGAGCATCCAGCTGCCACATGGATAAAAGATATTCATCAATTCTTTTTACCACCGGATCATCGGCATAAGCATTCTTTGTGTGGGACGGTGGTTTTCGGAAAAGCAGAATATATTCCGGGATTCCCACACCCATTTTTGAGGCATCTTTTCGCTGCTCTCCCCATCCTAGGCGGTAAGTTTGATTGTTTTCACGTACAACGTCGGTAGTAATGGTAATACGGCCGATAAAGTGAAACCTTTCCGCATAATCTGCTTTAAGTTCTTCCAGCCTTTTCTTTCTCACTTCAGGTAGTACACCGTCATCATCGGTAAGATTTTCCCAGATCTCAATTTGATCTTTTACCTTCTGCTTTGTGAAATGCCTTACAGTAGCATCGGAAAAAGGCTCTATGGTGAAAAACTGAACATCTGTTTGGTGGGAATAACGCGGGCGGTCTTTTACGTGAATAGCGGCAACCCTGCCAGGTTTAAGCGTTCGGTATAGTTCCGGTGTCAGGAATTCCATCTGATTAAAGAATGCCCCGTTTCCGTCGTTGTGCCCGAAATCGTTGTAATTGTCTGAATATTCATAATGATCACCGAAAGGGATGGAAGTAAGATGCAATCCGATTGAATCATCCGGATATTCTGAATGATCAGAATGAACAGTTACTGTATCGTTATTGTAAAGGGTTGCATCCCCGATGATCATTTTTTTACCGTTGTTAAAAACTTGTCTTTCCATTTGAGATTTTATTAATTCTGAGTTAAGTCCATATTCCCGGACAAGGGCAATCATTTCAGATTGCAGTTCTTTATGTTTGGTCCATTTATCAAAGAGGGTTTTTAGTACTTCCCTTTCGTTTTGAGTGAAAATAATGTAGATATCCACTTCCTGATCCTGCATAAATCTATAAACACGGTGGATAGCCTGGATGAAGTCGTTAAATTTAAAATCGATCCCCACGAATATCATCTTGTGGCAAGCGTGCTGGAAATTACATCCGGATCCTGCAATCTTTGGTTTTGTGGAAAGGATCGGAAATTTACCCTCTGAGAAATCAATCAATAACTTTTCCTTTACTTCGTTAGGCTGTGATCCGTAAACGGAATGCACTTCGATTTCTTCCAGCTTCAGCTTTTTTTCAATTGCCATTCTTTCGGCTTCCAAGTGATGCCAAAAGATCCATCTGTCATCTGTTGTTCCTTTGTCCCAGATTAGCTCAAAAGCTTTATTTACCCGCAGGTCCACGGTTTGCGATTTTTCCCGGGAAGTGTCGATGAGGGATTTCGTATTGTCTTTAAACAGGATCGGCTTCCCGTACTTATCTGTTATCACCTCATCTGTGAGGTTTTCCACTTCAACCTCGTGAATGTTCAATTTTGGCAGATCGTACTTTGAATCATCGTAACCCAGATCAGAAGGTTTATTGATGAAAACCGCCCAGGTCGCAACCCATTTCCAGAACTCACTTTTTTTATTTTCCAGAAGTAACAGGTTTCCGGCCTTTGTGGAGTCTCTTTTGAAAAATCGGGTTAACAGGTGCCCCCGGTCAGCTACTCCCAGGTATTCCGCATAATTCAGGATCTCAATAAAATCATTCGGCGTGGGTGTAGCTGTGGCAACAAATCGATATGGAACCTTTTTAAAGTGGTTTAAAACGTAGTTCGTTGTTTCCGTTTTCAGGTTTCGTAGGATTGACGCCTCGTCAAATGATACCCCGGAAAACCTGGAAGGATCAATATCTCCTTTACGGACGCGCTCATAATTGGTAATGTAAATTGCATTTTTGCATTCCGGAACCTGATCAGAATCAGTAATGTAAATTACTTCAAATCCGGTTTCCAGCTTTTCATTGTCCCGGCGAAATTCTCCGATTACTCCCAGCGGGCAAACAATCAGGAAAGGCTTATTTTCTTTTAAAATACATTGCTTCGCAATTTCCAGCTGCATCATGGATTTACCCAGTCCAAAGGAAGCGAATATAGCCCGGCGGCCGCCTCTCAGAGACCAGCGTACAATATCCGGTTGGTGAAGGTGAAGTTTTGGTGAGATGTCATCTACCTCAAATCCAAATTCTTCGCTAATTATTATTTTTTTCTTTAGAAATTCTTGATAATTCATCGTTTATAATATCTTGAGCTTTATTATGTGCTGAATCTATTGTTTTAACTTCAAGTACTTTGAAGTAGTCTTTTATTGCCGGAATCGAAATTGTCAGTTTCCCGGAACATGATCCTATGTGGTAATCAATACCATTGTAATTAAATGCCATATCACAGCCTATTAAGTGAGTAACCCATTTCTTTAGCCCAGCTTGGATTCTCTTCGATCTGCCGGTGGCCTTCTCTGGAAACCGCCAACCAAAACCGGGTATCGAGTAAGAGAGTTACGTTATTGATACGTGCCCAACTATCTGCGAAACCGACGCGACCCATTTTATGATGGATATCTGTTGTCGGCTGCCCAGTTACCGGGCATACTTTATTTTCCGGCTTGCCAATGAACTGAATTTTGGACACGGTATACTTTGCGCTCTCAACAGCTCTCTTTTTGGATATCTGCGAAATAGGTTTGCGAGGCTTAAATTCTTTGGGCTTTTTTTCAGCATTAACGCTTGCCCGGTATGCTTTATAGTGTGTCTGGCATCTTTTCGCAATCAATGGCCTATAAGGAGCATCAGCCGGACAATCCACACATTTACCTGTTTTGATTTTAATCGTGCTGTTTATCATTTTTGATTCGGTGACAGATTATTTTATTTCTCTTGGATATATCTTCTTTTAATTGTCGAAGATTTTCTTTTTGCTCTTCTATTATTGCATAGACAATATTGAAGTTGTTGGTATTGCCGCTATTCTTGTGCTTAATGGCTGTAACCTGCAGTTGATCTATATAAGAGATTAACTCTTTTTTTCTCAAGTATAAATTCATACACTTCAGGATTAGCAGTTAAAAAACCGTTCTTTGTTATTGTCCAGATCAGAAATCCTGTAAAATTTATCACCGATCTTGTTTTTAAAAGATGGGATACCCAGCTTTGTAATTCTTCTGCAAAAAGCACTATATGCAATACCAATGTGCCTAGCCGCTGACCTACTGCCGATCATGTCAGAGGTAATTCCGGCTTTTAATTCTCTCGAAAATTCGTCGTCGCCAGACTTTGTATAGACCACTTTTCTATTAAGCAGTTTAGCTTTTTCTAAGGCTTGCTGAGCTTTTGCAAGGTCCGCTTTAACAGCAGATCTGGATCCGATTGCATTCTGTTCTTGACTTACAGATAAATCTATTTTTCTCATGATATTTCTATATTTTTACTAGGGTTTGGAAGTTGGAAGTAATAATCCATGTCGTATGTAAAATTCTTTCGTGTAAGATCCATTTCGGAATTCGTGAGCTGTTTGTGTAGCTTCTCTAAATACCACTTTTGGAAATTGTGATGATCTTCTATGTCGTAGACTTTTGGAATCATATTTTCTCGGTGAAATTGAATGGCTGTTCTCTGAAAGTCCATCGTTAGTGATTGGTTTAAGGTCATTGTTTCGCATCTAATTTGTTAAGTATAGAATACTTGTACTCTTTGCCATGGTTGGCTTTTTCCAGTAGTTTTTTGATGTATGCTTCATCTCGTGGAATTTCAACAGTATGATAATGGTTCAGCGGATTGTAATACCGGTCATCAAAACTTACAAAAAGGCATTTGTCTGTTTCTGTCAAAAACATATTCAGCTGCATCTGACCATAATACTTTTTCAAGGAATCTTTCGACGATGGAGACTCGGATTTGCTGACAGAGAAGAAATCATCCAGTGATTTAATCATCAAGTATTTCAGGTGGGTTTTTGACTTCGGGCATTTTACTTCACATATCATATTGTTAAGAATAATTACGTCCGGGGTACTGCCTAAATCGTATTCATCATTGTAGAAGAAAATTCTTTCACCTACAGATGTGTAAATAAAATCATCGTCATTTACTGTTTTACCTAATTCTTTTGCAATCCTTTCAGCCACACGCGGCTCAACTTCATTACCACGTTCCATGGCAGAGTTATAAAATTGAGGCTCACTGGGTGCAAGCATTTCAGCGACACACTCTAAAACATAGGATTTAGCTCCAACAGATAAAGATTCTGTCTTGTCTTTAGGATCTGATAGAAGTTTGTAAATTTCGCTAGCAGTAAAGTAGTTTGCACGGAAAGAAAGCCAATCTTCATCATTTTGAAAGCCTTTATAGTTTGCCATGTGCTGCCATTTTTTCGGTGTTAGACTTACCTGATGGTATATTTTCGTCAATCTTATATGGTAATACATCTTTTCGATTCAGGTTTGCACCGAAGAGGCTGCCAAAATGATCACATGCGTCTTTCACCGCTAAAGATTTAGCTATTGGAAAAGCCATTGACAATGCACCGTTGTTAATATTAATAAGATCACTTGGGCTAGTACCAGCCTTTGTTTGAAGTTGGCAGGCGCCAATACCATCATAAAAGAGCCAATCGCCGGACGTTGGAGATTTAAACTCAACCCTAACGGTTATCCATACACCATTGAATGCAGAACCCTGATTAGTGATAGATATCTTATACTCTTTAAATATCTTTCGCAAAAGGTGTTCGACCTTATCAATTGGCAAGTATTTATGACCCTTTATATAAGGGTGTTCTTTGACCCATTTTGCAGGGGGTTCTTGATTAAGAAGCAGATTTAACTGGTCATTTTTCCATGCTAATGATAGGTCAGTAGTTAAATCTGCTAATGTTGGCAATGTGTTTTCAGCCATTGTTTTAGTTTTGAGATTCTAATTCGGCGATTTTATCCTTTAAAAGCTGGATGGACTTTTCTTTAAAATCTTGATTGAGGTATTGAAGAGATTGAATAATACTTGACTTTTGCTCACTGGTAAAAGCAATAATAGAATCAAATGGTATCATTGCATTGTCTTTGACGCCAAACCTGAAACGATTATCGTCAATGATTAACTCTGCTATTAACCAGCCGTCAACTTGAATTTCTGAATTTAACAGGGTGTATTCTTTGTTCTGGATTTTCTGAACGAAGTAATTTTGTACTTCTAAAATTTGCTGTTTCATATATTGTGAATTAAAAATTATTTAAGAGTTTTCTTTTAAAAGTTTGAGAGCTAAATCAGCATTGATAATTAGCTTTTTGCCGTTTTGAATGATAGCGTCATTTAAAATGCCTGAGTTCTTAATCTCTTGTGCCTTTGTTTTACCGCAACCTAAAAGCCTAGCCAAACCATCAAGCCCATATACGTGCTTTTCGTTGGTGAAATCATTGATGACCGGCTTTTGTTCTACTGGCATAATTGAAGAGAAAAGCTCAATTATTTCGGCCCCGGTCATAGCAAAGAATTGCTTTTCTAGTATTGAACTATTCATTGTATTTTCATTAAGTAGGTTATAAATTCTTTGTAGTAAATTCTGAAGAACCCAAAAACGATAAGACAGAAGATAGAACATATCGAATCGGTGTAGTCTAGGGTAGTTCGGCCCGCATTAGCCTCGCAGTCTGACATTAACATTAACAATGACGCTGCAATAAGAAGGTTTAAAGAGATTTTCATATTAGTATTCTTTATTCATTTTAATTTTTAAGTCTGCAAAATCATAATCAGCCTCAGTATCAACAGTAGAGTAGTTGTCGCGTAGGTAACTTTCAATAGCTTTTTCAAGATCTGGGCTCAAATCAGCTATTTTTTCACCTTCATCAGCCAGGCAAAATCTTGAATCTGTAAAATCAATACAGATATTAGAAGTAATCTGCAGATAGCCTGTATACGCCCCATAAGTCGGGTTATAATCTACTTCACCGGTGATGAAGTTGTCATTAGCCAGCCTTTGAAAGGCCAATGTTTCAATCTGTGGTATTGAGGAGATTGTTTGCATGATAATTTTTATTTGAAGATTTTACGATCTGAAAGTCCCTTTTCTCTTAAGTAGTCAGCGATAATAGAAGAGGTTCTAACTACTTCGCTTTTTCTCTCTAGTCTTCTGATCAAAGTAGACGGCTGAACGCTGATCTCTTTGTTAGAATTCATTCTTTTCAGTACCTCAGCAAATTCAAGCGGGTTTGATCTAATGCTTTCTAAGTGTGTATCTCGTATCATTTTGTTATATTTGTTTCGTATTGTTCAACAACTATAAAGCAAATATACAACCTTTTGGGTTGTTTACAAATTAATTAACAACTATTTTAGTTGTTAAAGTGTAAAAGCCTGAAAGTCAATTATAAAAATTTAAATAGCTTTTTATAGTAAATTATTTTCGATTAAAAAACCGTATAAATACTATTTTAAGCGAGATTGATTGAAGGTACATTTGCGAAATATTTTATAAGGGAAAAGTATTTTTAAAATGAATTGCATGAATATGGAAGGCGAAAACAACCAAAATAGTAGTTATCTTAAGCTAGAATTAGAAAGAAAAAATATCAGCCAAAAGCAGTTACAATCTGATTTGGGTGTATCTCAGCAGTATGTATCTTCAATAATTAGTGGAAAAAAAGCGGTAGGAAAAAAAATGGCAAAAAAGCTGAGTGAATTGTATGATCTTGATGAAAGCCGAATTATATTAGGAGACTTGGGTGATCATTTTCTCAGCGGGTCTTTCAGTATGCAAACATCTGTGAAAATAATTAAAAACAAGCCACATGACGAACAAATGCAGCTGCTATACAATAAAATCGACGATTTGGAAGAAAAACTTTTGATGTATCAAGAGAGAGACCGACAATATTTTGAAGCAATAACGGCTAAACTAAATATAATTACAGAGAGTACAATTTCAGAACCTGGTAAAAAAGAAAAAAGCAATTCTTAATTAGGAATTGCTTTTAATACTGATACACTTAACTTAAATTTAGGAAAACTAAATTCGTCATTTATAAAATTCCGGATTGTTATTCGGTCACTTTCTTGTAAAATGACATCTATCTTACTGGCAAATAATAAGCAATTTTCAGCATATTCATATTTTTCAAGCATTCCATTTTTATGGAAGTATTCATTTTTACTTATGAGCGCTTTGATCGCTTTAAAATCCTTTCTCATATTACTGATTAATTACTCCTGTAACGGATTCAATTAATAATTTTTCACGTTCTTTCATCATCTGCAAATATAAAGAAGTATAGTACATGACAGATAAGATCACTAGAACTATGCTTATCAATGCAATAAAAAACCATACATTTTCATTTGGTACATACCCAAGAAGGGGTAAGAAATAGAAAGAAGACGAATATAATGAAGCAAATAATGCAGGAGCATAGCTTATTAAATAGGGCTTAAGATAATTAGCAATTATCAACAACGTAGCTTGAAAGCATATAGCTAGCGACCAAAGAACAGCGGCTAGATTATTATTTGCAGCACTAACATGAATAGTATTTATTTTAGGGAATGGTAATGCTATAAAGTTATTTATAAAGGGAAACGTTGCAGAAAACAACACCAGGGCAGAGCCTAGTGTTGATAATGTTGAATATTTAACTTTATTTTCCTTTTGGAGGTTTAACATCTCCTGGAGGAATGATCTCTGGGTCATTTGGATCGGATGGGTCTGTGGGTTCTAAGCCTGTTCCTATGGTATTTGATCCTTTAGGACCAATAATAGTATCTCCTATTTTGGCAGTTCCCTGGTTATTAATTTCTTCTACTTTTAGGGGTTTCAATTCCAGCACAGCAGCCGGTTCTGTTTTTACCTCTTCATCTCTATCACTAGAGCAGGAATACACTGTTAATGCTACAATGGCAGCGCTTAGAATAAATTTAACTGTTTTCATAAGAATTTATATTTAATAATTCTCCGTAAAAATACCTAATTTCTAGCACATTGCACTTTAAAAGCCATTCAGTTTTCAAATATATTAAAATATTTCATACCACAGGAGAAATAATAAAAATGTGGTATATTTTTATTTTACGGTTTTCCGTAAAATTGAATATGATCATTTCTTATATTTGGGAAAAATAAATTTTAATCATGAAAAAGTCATTTTTTTTATTTTCAATTCTATTGTCATCTGTTCTGTTTTCTCAGGAATTAAAATATGAAGAGGTCGTAAATGTAGATTCTTTGACAACCAGAGATGAGCTTTTTAATAGAGCTAGAAGCTGGATAGGTAAAACATACAATGATGAAAGATATGTCATAGCTACTGAAGATCGATCGACGGGCGAATTATCCGGAAATGGGTCATTTTTATATGATACAAAAAAATTATACTTTGGAGTATGGACTGTTATCGGCCATATTGACTATAAGGTTAACATATTTGTAAAGGATGGAAGATATAAATATATAATACATTCCTTTAGGCACACTGGAACCAGTATTGACGGCAATTCGCCTACAAATTACGGTTTGATAACAGAAGGTTCTGATGTACCACGTCCAAGCAGGGGCGGTCCCAATAAAAAAGCATGGAACGATATTAAAGAGATGGCTAAAATAAAAGCAGAAAGACTTATAAACTCTCTAAAAGAAGCAATGAATAAAAAATACGCAGCAACAGATAACTGGTAACAATTAAACCCCAATACAATATATGTTAAAATACTCGGCATCATTTTCTGTAAAGAATAATGCCAATGATTCAGCAAGCCCGGTAAGGCTCCGGGTATCATTCAACAGCAATCGGCCGGAGCTATATACCGGCGTGCTGGTTAAGCCTTCAGAGTGGGACAAAGATTCCCAGCGACTGATCAATAGAAAAGATCCCCGGAATAAGGATATCAATCACAATGAATCAATCATTGAAGAGATATTCCGGGAATTTGATGTAATCGAAAAGAGATTTCCAACAGTAGAAGAGTTAAAAAGGATTTATGCGGAAAAGAGTGGGAGAGTAAAGCCCGGAACTAAAAAGGACGAATTTACTCTGGTAGAACTAATCGATTTATATGGCGAAGAAAAAAGCCAGTCAAAACAATGGACACCCGGAACCGAAAAGAAGTACTGCAAGCTTCGGAACCATGTGATTGCATTTAATAAAAATTTGCTGGCCAATGATGTCGACGAAAAAATGATCCGCCAGATGATGGATTACTTCGGAACTGCTCCTAAGGACTACAGGACAGGCGAGGTAAAAGAGCCGCATAGGAACACTACGATCCGACGTAATATAGAAGATTATATCCGGATCTTAAAATGGGCGTCAAGAAAGGGAATGTATTCCGGACATGTTTTTGACGAGTTTGAGCAAAGATTTAAAGGGACTCAGCAAAAGCTTTCTGAGCTCGTGTACCTGGAATGGGACGAACTAATGGAATTAATGGAAAAGGATTTCGGAACCAAACGATATCTGAACCGATGCCGTGATGTTTTCTGTTTCTGCTGTTTTACATCGTTGAGGTTTTCAGACGTGAAAAAACTTAAGAAGACTGATATCCGCGGTGATTATTTTTCAGTAGTGACAAAAAAGACTGACGATCCCTTAACTATTGACCTCAATAAATTTTCGCAGTCAATATTAGATAAGTATAAAGATGAAGATTTTCCTGATGGATTGGCCTTGCCGGTAATTTCCATGACAAAAACAAATTCTCATCTAAAAGAAATCGGTGAGATCATGGGCTACAATACCCCCATAAAAGATGTGTACTTTGTTGGAACAACAAAAATGGAAGATGTCTATCTAAAAAAGGATGTACTTTCCACGCATGCCGCCAGAAGAACTTTCGTTATAAACTCTCTACGATTAGGAATTTCCACGGAAGTGATCATAAAATGGACCGGACATAAAGACTTTGAAGCTCTGAAGCCTTATGTGAAAATTGTGGATAGTTTGAAGCGTAGCGAAATGGATAAATTCAATACTGCCCCCACATTTGCCCCCGATAATAAATAGATCAGTAGAAATCATCACGATTTGTTTAAAATCATAATGTGCTGAAAATAAATGAAATGAACTAAATAGAAACGAAGCGAAATATTGTTAGTAGTCCCTCCGGGGTCAC